ACTCAAGCTTCCGGCGAGGGATTAGTTAATCCTATTATCGCACCAATGCCCACAGCTGGCGGAACAACTGCTATGCGCGGAGTTAAGGTAAATTACCCTAATTCTAACGAAGCAGGAATTCGCAACTCTATCAATGATGGAGCAACAGTTTCAGGAGGAGTAAAAGGTAAAAAAGTAACTGCCGGCGCTCCAATGAGAAACCCTGTAAACGGTACAAACCCTGCAAAACCTGTGCAACGCAAAGGTAAAAGATAAGAGAAAACCCCGGAAATTCCGGGGTTTTTTATTAAAACTGTTCTCTTTCTGAAAAGAACCAACACTTATAGTAATTTTCTAGCTCGCCGTAACTACCAAAATAAGCTGCTCCTCTAAAAATAGCGGGGGATTTTTTAGTATTGTATTGAACAATAAGTCTACGCTGCCACTCTGGATTCATTAGAACATGCTTAAAGTTTTCTTTATGCTCTTTAAATAGGCTTACAGCTTTTTCTGTCCAAGGACAACCTTCAATACCGATAATTGTCCATAACGCATCATCATCTACGTTACGCAATCTTTCTTCTTTTATTTCTTGTTTTACTACAGGTTTAGCTGCTACAGTAGTTGTAGCAGCTTTTGTATTTGCATTAGTTGTCATTATTTATTTTCCTTTTTAGTATATTTATCTAGTAGTGGAAATATTTTTGAAATAGCTTTTCCAATTTCTTTAGCTACTAACATATGTTCTTTCTGAGTGCCGTTTGCTGAACGAAGTTCAACGTAGTGAATCCAAGAGCGAATAGTACCTTGCATGTATAAGCGTGATACAGTATTTCCTTCTGGGAGAACGCTTCTAGCTTGTTCCTTAGCAATACCAATTTCTTTACTTATAGCCCATTCATAAGCTTCTTTAGCGGCTTTAATTACTGTTTCTTGTTTTAGTCGCCACTCACGATCTATATTTCTATGATACTCTCGAGTTAGGTCTAGCTCAACTGAGTCTTGACGATTAGTTGGGTGTTGAAGACGGGCTTCTCGAATAACAAAAGATTCTCCTAACGCATCAATTTCTTTGTATCGCTGAGAAAACTCTTGAAAAGAAAATGAGCGATGTCGAAGCATTTGACGTGCAATATCACGAGTAGTTTCAATTTCCATAGTTGCTGACGCCATTTCAAAAGGCGACCAGTGTTGATGATTACTCAAATAGTTAAGCAGTCGTTCTGTGGTTTCAAAATTAGCTTGGAATTGTGGGTTAGATACTTTTGCACAATACGCAATTAGATCTTGAACATCTTCTAACCCTTCAATGCCTAGATCTTCAACAGGTTGGCTATACGCAAACAGTTTAACTTTCATTTTATACCTTTAGAGACTTACTTAACATATCAATTACTAAATCTTGTTTTTCTACTGAAGTTAAAACATCATCTATATAATCTAACAGATTAATAAGTTTTTCGTTTCTAGTTAGTACATCAATACTTTTATTTAGATTTTGAATATATTTAGCTTTACCAGTAATCGGTAAACTATTAATTAAGTTATCAAGTGTTTTATATTCTTTTACCAATGCAATACTACGCTTAGGACCAATGCCTTCAACTCCGCTAATATTATCACCCGAGTCTCCTTCAATCATTCTGGCGAAGGCATACTCTTTAGGAGTTAGATCGAAGTTCTCTGTTAGATAGTTTAAATCAACTTCTTTTCTAGAATACATATTAAAAATACTTACATCTTCTTTTAGCAGCTGATACAAGTCTCTATCGCTTGATACAATCCAAGTATGGTTATATTTGCTACTAAGATGTTTAGAAAAGTATGCAATTATGTCGTCAGCTTCAATGCCTTTGAACTTAAAATGTTCAAAAGGTAATGCGTCAATAGTATCTGACAAACAGTTAAAGAACTCAGTAAAGCGTTCTTGCTCTTCTTCAGTACGTTCAACTTTTCTATTAGCTTTGTATTCTGGGAACATACTCTTTCTATATGCAGAAGCGCCAGAGTCAAAACAACAAATAATGCGTTTTGCTTCATAGCTCTTTCCCAGACTAGTAACTGTTCTAATATAATCTTCAGTAAAGTTATTATAATTTTTACGTTGTAAATATCTAAAAGCTAGATTTACTCCGTCAATAAGCAATAGATTGTTTGCATTTTCTACTGCTTTTTTAGCTTGCGTTAATTCTGCAAGATCATCCCAATTTGTTACCACGATATTCCTCTTATATTAATTATCATATGTAATATTACCATATAAACTAGTGAGTAGCAAGAACAATTATGAATCAACTTTAACCTTTAATTGAGCTTTTGGTAACCAGTGTTCAAGTAAACCCATTTTAAACTCGCAGTCTGCACTCTTAATAACTACGTAATTTTGTATATTTATATCTTCATCTAGCCAACATACATAATTTTTGCTTCTATCCCACCTATAAATTAGTAGTGGTAGCTTCTTCATTACTGCAGCTTCTCTAGTAGTTTGTCTCCAAAAGTCTAGCAGTAGCGCACTTTTAGCTGTTAGCACATTATTCCAAGGAACTTCTTTGTGGTGTTTTGCTTCAATGCACCAAGGAAAATCAGGTTTCCAAGGAGCATAAACATCTCCCTTTAAATAAGAAAGAGCGCCCGATAAAGGCACTCTTTCAAATTGTGTTTTAAAAGTATCAGTAAATATGTCTCTCACAACATATTCATAACTTCTACCTTTTGTCTTACTTAAATTTGTCATAAATTACTCCTTGCATAAAACATAGCAATTTATAACCTAACAGTCAAAAAAGTTTTTTAAAGAGTTTGCTCAAAATACCTTACCAAATCGTCATACCCGCCAAGATGTGCAGAGTATAAATATATTTGTGGTACGGTTTTAGCTTCTGGATATCTAGCAAATAGTTCTGCTTTTAAATCTGGATCTTCTATATTCTTTTCTAGATATTGTAGGCCTTTACTGCTTAGAAGCTGTTTTGCTTTTACGCAATATGAACAATTAGTCTTTGTGTAGATTGTATACATAATTTCTCCTAAAACAGTAAAGACCGTTTATCTATTAGATAGCACAACCTGTGCTATCACAGAACTTGTTAGCGTTAGCATCTTCACCTTCAGTGGTCAAAGCGCTAAAATCTAGCGGTAAGAGTGTAGCTGCATAAGCTTCAATCTCTTCTCTAGGAGTAGAAATATATGGAGCTTGTGCATATCCATGATCGTCTAGCGGTAACAAGCTAACACCTTTTAATTGTTTATCGAAGCAGCTTAGCGCTCTAGCAATTTGAGACTTTTCATGGTCTCTAAAAGTTATTGTGATACTAACTTGGTTATCGCTCCACTCACGTTGCAAATCAACAGCATTAGCAAACTGTTCCCAAATACTTACATCTTTATTACTAATAGTCCCTTTTTCATGTAAAACAGGGAAGTAAACTACAGATGTTCTAATCGGGTCGCTTACCGCAGGTTCTATTCTGTAGTTAGCTGCTCTCAGAACAGGAATTAGCTCACTGGTATTAGATACTCTAACAGTTCTGTAGTAGCTTTCAGCTTCTGCATGGTGAATACCTGGAAGAGCGCCTGCAACTAGAGAAACTGTTCCACTAGGCTTTACGCTAGTCTTTTTAACTGATAAAGGAATACCTAACCACTCAGAATACTTATGATCTAAATAGTTAATATAGCTATAAGCTCTGTCACAGAATTCGTCTAGATACTTACGTCTTCCGACTTTTAGAATTGCTTCTTGAATGCCGCTCTGAGAAGTACCGATTCTGCGATTACGCTTGATAACATCATTAGTTTCTCTCCAATGTGTAGGAACTAAGGTAACTGTTTTAGCGTATAGATAAGCAAATTTCAGTGTGCGCTGGAAATCCCAATAATCATTATGCTTAGCTGGATATGTTTCTACCAAGCAGCATAGTTCATAAGGCTCAAGCGATTGTTCTAAGCAAGGGTTGCCACCACGAACTCTGCTATCTTTCCAATCTGCTGGATCTTTCATACGGCCATAAGCTTGCATATTCTCTAACCAAGCAAAACCTGGCTCACCGTTTATAGCAATACTTTCAGCAGCTTTGGTATAATCCATACCAATTCTAGCGAATAATGAGTTGTTAGATGCCCAGCGCCATCCTCCAAACTTGTAGGCCCACTCAGCATCTGAATACTTTTTAGCAATTAACGCTCTAGAGTTCCAATCGCTATTATAAGTGTTATAGTCTTCTTCGCTTAGATCTTTTAGCTCAATAGGAGCAACTGATCCAGTTTCTACTCCAAATTGTTGCCAATCTTTCATTGTCGTAAATTCTTCATCTTCTGGTTCACCAAAAGCAATTTCAGCAGTACGACGAACGTTTCCAGCTACAACAATCTTACCAATAATATTCATTATGTCGGTAATATCTACAGAAGTTAGTAGCGTATTTTCACTACGAGCGCGATTGTCTAGAATATCTCTAATGCCATAAAATCCTTGAACTAGAGGCTCTGGTCCAGAAGCTACACCGCCAAATCCTTTAATTGGTTCTCCGTAAGCACGTACCAAGCTAACATCAGGTTGAACAGGATTAGAACCTTCTTCTAAATAAGAGTCGATCAAGCAAGAGATAAGTTCTACCCAACCTTCACGGCTATCTTCAACAGTAATAACTTCAAGATCACCAGTGGGTACTGATGAAGCTATCTTGCCAGCTCCTTTAGTATCAAAACCTACACCAACTCCTACCATACTCATATCCATTAAGAATGCGAACGGCTTTGATAGTTCTGCGTCAATATTTTCGGTGCTAACAAAAGCACAGTTATTTAAACAGGCTCCACCTTTTTCCCATACAAAGTCTGTACCCATCATCCAAAGTCCGCGACCTGGAGGAGTCCATTTAAAGCTGTATAGTCTGCCAGCTGCTTCTTCTGCTAGCTTGTGAGCACGCTTTTCGTCCCAAGTATGTCCAGAAGTAATAGAATGAGTTTTTAGGATAGAAAACATTCCCTCAATAACTCTGACAACACATTCAGCCCATGTTTCCAGTTTTCCATTATCTTTTTTTCTGGCATATGTTCTGTAATAAGTGAAAGCAGATAAACCACCATATCCCCAAATTACAGGTGTAGCATTTAATTCGTCTTTAAAAGTTTGCTTTAGTTTAAAGTTAATTGGATTTTTTCCAATTGTAATCATTTACGTTCTCCTTACGCATAAAAGAATCTATCCGCTCTCTCAAGAGCGGATAGTGCTTATATTATTCTTTTTCTCAATCTCTATTCGTGGAATTAGGGGGTGAGAGTAGTCATGTGATATTAAAAAGACATTTAAGTCTTTTTCTTCTTGAAGTACTTCAAACAAGCGTTCTTTACCTGTTTCATCTAATACTCCAGTTATTTCATCTAAAAATAGCAGGTTTATACTTTTACCGCCTATTTTAGATAAAGTTCCTCTAACCGCTAATAAAACAGAAGTTTGTACTCTAGAAAATTCTCCGCCAGATAGAGAATCTATACTTACTTCTTCACCGTTATTAACTACAACGATATTTAGTTTATCACCAGTTAGTCTAAATAATACTTGGAATTGTCCATCGCTAAGTAACGCTAGATAATAGTTTATACTATCTTCTAGTTGCTTTGCTATATTCTCTAGTTTATAAGCTACAATTCCAGAAGTAGAAAAGGCTTTTCTTAAAACAGTTAAGCTACTTATCTCTTCTTGAATAATAACTATATCATCTTTTATCAGCTCTTGTCTAGCTTTAAAATCTCTAATTTGCTCTTTTAGGGCATCTATTTTAGCGTTTCTAATTTTAACACTTTCATTAAAGTTAAGAGCTTCGTCTCTACTTTTCTTTTGTGACTCATAAGTAGTTTTTAATGCTTTTAACTTATTAGATATATCATTAAAGTCCGGATACTCTTTAGGTATGCTATTATCTATAAGTTGAGATAATTGAGTAAATCTATCTATCGCTTTAGTATTATTATCATAAGCTTTTTTATCACTAGCGTTTTTAGCTATAATATTAGATAGTTCTTTTATATTAGCTTTTCTAGACTCTATAGAAGCAGTTAGAGCTTCTACTTCCCTGCTTAATTCAGCACTTAGCTCTTTAGACCTAGAGTTATCTATTGATTGTTTACAAGCATAACAGTGATCTGAAGTATCTAGTGCTTGTAAATCTTTTAACGCTTTGGATTTACTAGATTCTTCTTTATACGACACACTCTTTTCAATCTCTAATTGTTCTAGTATCTTAGGATCTAGATCTGCGTAAGACATTGCAACGTCAAACTTTATGCCTTGCTGCTCTTGAATGTGTAGATTATTTTTATCTATATTAGAACATATAGATTTTTGCTCATTTATTTCTGCTTGTAATCTATCTATTTCAGGAACTAGTAACTCGTCAACTGCTGGAACTTCTATAGGCTCTGCCTTTTCTGGTAACTGATTCTGAGACAGAAATTGCTGTACAGTTTTAAGTTCTCCATTTTTACCTGCTAGCTCTTTTTCTTTAGCGCTATTCAAAGTTTTTAATTCATCGCCTATTTCTAGATATTTAGAAAAGTTAAATAGATTTACTAAAAACTTCTTTCTGTTAGTGTCAGTAGCTTTTAAGAACTCTAGTAGATCCGTACTGCTTTGGTAAGTGAGTTGACTAAATGTTTCAAAATCTCTTCCTATAGAATTAGATAGTTCTTTATAAGTATCTAGTACTTTATGCTCACTAATATCTTCACCGTTTTTGACAATAGAAACTTTAGTAGATGCGCCTTGTCTTTTAGACGTTAATTCGTACTCATCGTCATCAATACTGAATACTAGCTTAGCTTCCCAGGTCTTTGCATTATTATACTTATTTAATATATCAGACTTCTTTAAGCCTTTAACATTTTTATTATATAACAGTTCTTGTATTATTAGAGCTAAAGAACTTTTACCGCTACCATTAGGAGCTGCTAGTTGTGTTATTTTATTTTGATTTAGTATTAGTTTATTATTCGGTCCATAGCTAAACATATTACTAAATTCTAATGTTTTTAATACTACTCCCATTATTTTATACCTAATTTAGAAAATAGCTGTAGTACGCTATTTTTATTTTCTACTTTAATAAAATCTAGATACAAGCTAAGCTCTTCTTCTAAGGTTTTATCTGTTAAGTCTAGCACCGAGTTTTCTGTAGGCTTATCAGCTATCTTCTTATCTAAAAGCTCGTGATTCTTAATTTTGCTGAGATTATCAATAGTTCCAGTAACTTCATAAACAACGTGATGAAACTTGTCTGCTACTAGCTCTTTTGAAACATCTACTGTTTTTCTTATAAGCTTAGGAAGTTCTAAGTCAACAAATTCTACTGTATAATTGTTAGGCCCAGTATAGTTTATTACGTTAACACCGTACTCTCTACTAGCATCCCTATCAAAAGTTGTATTGATAGGGCTACCAGAATAATATACATTATACTCTTTATATTTATGATTAAAATGTAAGTCTCCTAATAGTACTAATGGCCAAGGTTTTAGCTTATCGAAATCATATTCAGCTGTAATATGCGGAGGAACTTCTCCTCTGATATGCGTAACAAGTATATCACCTTCTACGTATGAAGGAGTATTACCTATTTGCATTTCCCCATAAGGAAATAACTGAAATCCTTGACCATTAATAACTTTTCTAGCATTTTTAGTATGAAGAATGAAATTAGGATTATTTATAGCATTCTCTGTTTGAAAATGCTCTAAAAATGTATTACCTTTTGTAGAAGCTTCATGGTTTCCAGGTATAGCAAGTGTGGGCTTTGTAACAGAATTAGCATAGCTCAGAAATACACAAATCTCATCCGGCTCTGGCTTTTTATCAAATATATCTCCAGCTAATACAACAATATCACAGTCTTGTTCTAACTGTAATAATTTTTGAAATAAAGCGTTAAATCTATTTAATTGCCACTCATATGGAATCTTCTTTTTGTGAAGATTTATATGAATATCTGCTACATGTAAAATTTTCATTATGCCCTTTGTAGTATGTTTGCTAGATTACCTTCAAAAGTGTAACTTCCAACGTGATTTAGTTTAGTATTAGGATCAACCCAAATCTCACCGCCCATGCGTTGCCATCTACGACAGAAAGCATAATCTTCAGATAGATAGCGTCTATCTACTGGATCAATTTCAGTATCCCAGAAAGCGTAGCAGTGTGGATTAAATTTTGGATCAATAGAAGAATCGTTTTTATAGTGTAGTTCTGGGAACTCTTGTACCATACGTTCGATAACTTCACGCTTTACAATAAAGAATCCGGTAGATGCGTCTAACACTTCTACTGCTCCCATATGAGTTCTTACTCTTCTAGTTTCTGGATCTGCTTTTAGATTAATAGCATAGTCAGCACCATAAGTAGCTATCTGCTCAGTTTTACCTGATTGAACAGCATTTTGTACCTGTCCCCAATTAATTGTTTTTTTAGGGTATGCACCTGCAATAATATCTTTATCCATAGCAAGCATTCTAATAACTGCATCGGGATCAAATTCAATATCCGCATCAATAAACATAAGATGAGTGCAGCTTTTATCTTCTAAAAACATAGCTGTTAGAATATTTCTAGCACGAGTAACCAGACTTTCATTTCTTAATGTAGTAATCCTAAAACGGATTCCATGCTGCATAAGCACTTGAGACATTCTAAACATACTTAAAAAGTATTGGTCGGTTACAGCACCGCCGTAGCATGGAGTGGCAAAAAAGATATTCATCTTCCTTAGAAAATTCATATCAATAGTTACTTTATCACCATCAATAGAACTAAACCCTGCTGGCAGATTATTAGTATTAGACACAGTAGAAGACGGGGCTCTTTCAAGCCCAGAATTCGCTGCTAAATCTTTTAATGATTTTTTTTTCATAGATCTTCCATTCCCTCAGTGCTATTAAGATCTCCAGCAACTTCTTCGGTAAAGTAACTAGTATTTTTTAGCAACCATTCTTTTTGTTCTTCATATGTTTGGCGCTTGAAGATTGTGTCAAGGCTAAACAGTTCCATTTCTTTTTCAGCAGCAGTCAATGGAATAGTATTACGACTAGGCATAACTGTATACTTTACGTTTTGTGGTTGTGGGCCTGTCTTTTCTCTTTTAATAGTGATATCATAACCATTATCAGAGTCTGCTGGGCTACCATAGTCAGGATTCATTGCATAATCTACCAATTGCTTATAAATAGTAGTTTTTAGATCTAGAAGTTTTGCTTTTCCATCTTTTCTGTCAATTACATTACAAATATATGCAAATTGAGGTTTTTCAGAATAGATGTAATCAGGCAGTTCTTTGATAGGATCTCTGCTAGAGTTGAATTGCTCAGTTTCTCTATCGAAGCTTAAGCACTCTAGAGGGTACTTTTTACCTTCATTAGTTACTACCCAGTAAACATAACGAGGCATAACAGGTCCTACGAATCGCACTCTGGTTTCAGCTCCGTCAATGCGGATTCTTTCGATATCGCGTGAGTTGTTAGATTGTGCTTGTGGTTTTTTAAGTTGTGTCCAGTCTCTTCCCATTTTTAATTCTCCAGTGGAAATATAATTTTATCTTTGATCTTACGTATCAAAGGGTTTGTGTGGTATTGCGGTTCTACGTAGTGTTCAGGTATCCAGTTGTTTTCGTTAATAATAGATCTCTGACTTAATATGTAAAGATAGTCACTTTTGTGCTTTGCAGAAAATCTCATGTGTAAAAAAGAACAATCACGTATATAGCTTTGTGGTTCGATAGTTTTGTAGTGAGAAAATATACCGGTTCTATGAATTCCTATATACCCATAATTCATAAGAGTGCTAGGAATGGTATCTAGAAATAGTTTTTTCTTTAATAAGTCTAAGCTGCCTGATAACGGCTTATTTAATCCTACACATAGAGCAAATATGAGGATAAGCTGTGATTCAGGTACTTTTGTTATTGATGTTATTTCACACCAGTTGTATCGTATTACCATAATATAATTTTAAATAGCATTAGTCAATATTAATTTTACTATCAAATACTGATTTAATTTCTTGATCCAATTGATCAAACACTGAATGCCAATCTCTTAGTTGCTTTTGTCGTATATTAGTAATTGAAGGATACCAAGGACTATCTCTTCTGTCTATTAGCCATCTCCAATCAGGTGAATAGGCATGTAATATATATGTGGGTATATTAGCGCTTCCAGCTAAATGAGCTATCATAGAGTCTACAGTTATTACTATTTTACATTTTTGTAATATTACTAGTGTATCATCTAGAGTTTTTATCTTGTCACTATGGCAGCTTATATTACTAATATCAGATAAGTCTTCATCGTTGTTTAGTTGTAAATTAATAAAGCTTAAATTACTATTGTTTTGCACAAATTGTTTTATATGTTTTATCGGAACGGATCTGTTTATATCATTGTTGTGAGATTTAGAACCTTGCCATAATATTCCGATATCGTACATTGGTAACTCTTGCACATCGCTACTAACTTCAAAAGCTTTAAAATTAGGTATAGCAGGTATAGTATCAATACCTGTTCTAAATATTCTAGGTAAACTCATAAACGACACTTTATAAGCATACTTAGAATAGTCGTTTTTATGCCAACCTCTTACGAATGAGTCTGTTACAAATTCACTATAGTTATTATGTAGAAAACTTCTAAAAGACTTAGGTTCAGCGGTAGCATCATCCCATTTAGCATATTGGTTAGCTATTATCTCTATATCAATATTAGCAGCTCGTGTATGCACTAAAGGTATGTATCTAGAAAATTGTAATAAATCGCCTAATCCTTGTTCTTGATAGATAAGTAATTTTTTATCTTCAGGTATAGGTTCACCATTCCAATTAGGTATATTGTAGTTTTTCAAACCTTGAAACTGTTGCGTATTTAATCTAAACTCACACAGTCTCCAACCTTTTTGAAAATCACCTTTTAGTAACTGTAACATGCCTTCTTGATAAAGAGAATCCATTACAATTTCATATTCTTCAGATTTTTGAGCTTTTTGACAAGATTGTATAGCTTCGTCAATATTCATTAAGCTAGAATGTGCAGAAGCTAAATTCTTATTTATAAGAGGATCACCAGGACTAAAATCTTCTGCTGAATTTAGTAGAGCTACAGCTTCTGAGTAGTTGTGCGTAGAAAGTAGACTAGCTCCCCAACCTGTTAGTATGTCTGTAAGCATTCGTATATGCTCACTAGAATTATCAAACTCAGCCCTAAGCATGTGGAACGCTTTAGAGAAATTGTCTGTAGCCTTTAATTGCTTTTCTAAATTTCCTTTGTATTTCTTACTTAATACTAGTGCGTATGTTAAATAATTTTGAGGTCTTTTATTATTAAGCAGTAACAACTGTTCTGCACATTCTTCTGCTTTAGAAAATTCTCCTAGCTCTAAATAGCTAGAAGCTAAACCAGTTATAGCATCTTCGTTAAGAGGATTCTTAATTAAAGATTGTTCAAAATAGCTAATTGCTTTTGCATGATTATTAATAGCCTGTTCCTTCCAACCTCTAATAAAAAAAGAAAAATAATGAACACTGTTAAGTTTTCGCTTTACTAAATTAATAGCCTTATCAAAGCAACCTGCATTAGCTAAATCAATGGCATTATTAATAACGATTAATTCTCTATTGTCTCGTAGTTTTGTTTTCTGTACCATTCTAATCTACCTTTTTGCTGGTTGTATACTATAGGACCTGTTAACCAAAAATCTATTATAAGAGGATCTTTTTTATCAGGGTGTTTTCTTAGTATTCGACCTATTCTTTGTTCTAGTTTTGCATAGTTATTGCCGGGACACGTAAACATAAGCGTATCTAATCTATGACAACTAATACCTTCATCAAAAATCTTGGTAGATAATATAGCCGAATATTTAGTACCTGCATTTTTTAATATATCTTCTCTCTGAGCATTTTTAGTACTACCAACCAACAATACACTTCCTGGTATTCTGCTTTGAAGCTCTTCTAGCATTTCTATTCTCTCACTAACAATGAGAGGGCATCTTCCATGACTTATTTTATCTCTTGCAGTTTTAGCTATTAAATCTAAGTACGAGCTGTTTTTAGCTAATTTTGTTAGTTGCCTAGTCCAATCTCTGTTAGGATTAATAACTCTAAAAGGTATATCGGTCTGTATTACTTGTACGGTAGCGGATAACTTATCTACATTTTCAGCAATTATTCTATTAGGACCAAAGAAGTCTGGTAAAATTATGTGTAAGCCATCTTTTCTAATAGGAGTGGCACTAAGCGCTATTTTAACTCTAGCATTTACGCCATTAACAGCTCTACTAAACGTCTCAGCTGGGCATAAGTGTGCTTCGTCAACAAATAAAACTTCAAACTGATCCATAACCTTATCTAATCTAGTTAGTAGTGATTTGTATATGGCTATAGTTATTGGCTTTATACTTTCTTTTCCATCACCAATAAATCCTACTTCTTCTACGTCTATTAGTTCTTTTATAGAGTCTAACCACTGATAAGCTAACAGTTTAGTATGACATATAATAATAGTTGGTTTTTTATATGTACCAATTAAGTAAGTACCTAAATATGTTTTTCCCCAGCCGCAATCGGCTTTAACTAATCCACTGTAAAGCTTGTTATTCTGTAGTAGCTTATCAGCAACCGATTGCTGTTCTGTTTTTAGTTTACCTTTAAAAGCCCATTCTTGAACATCTGTATTAGCTCTTAGGTCTTCAAGTTCTAGTATGTCTAGCTTATGCCAAGATCCACTGGGAACGCTGCACATTCCAGTTTCTTCATCATACTCTAGAGTAGAAAAAAAGGTATCCCCTAAGTTATAGTTAAATAATACGTATCTAAAGTCATGAAAAGGTATGTCTAATATGTCTTGCTTATTAAAGTATATCTTATCTGAAATAGTTGCTTTACGTATTTTATATTTTATTTTGCTATTCATTACAAATTTATTGATTCAATGTTCACCTTAAAAGGAGTTACTTGATATATCACCCATAAATGATCTATTTTTACTATTGTTAAATATTGATTTTTTAGTTCTTTACTATCAATCATATTTTTAGGCAGCTTAAAAGGGTAACTAACGGAAGGTACCCAGATTGCATTTTTACTTGTTTTTATTATTGGTAAGCTTTTAGCTTCAAACTTTTGTTTTTTACTAATGTCATATATTCTAGCTTTTGAGTCTATAAGCCATTTAGCTTTACTTCTAATTAACTGTGTTAAATTTAGGCATGTAGCATCAAAATTAATATCACTAGACTTTACAGACAAATATCGTTCTAAAACTGTTTTATTTCTATCAAATCTGTCTATCATATGCCAATCATGGAATTCCCGCTTTTGTATTTCTATAGTTTCGATACCTATACTATAATCGAAAGGTACGGCATATAGAACAAAAGCGGGAAACTGTATTCCATAAAATTTACTTCGGAAGCTCATATTTACTTAATTCACCCCAGGAAGGGCCTACTTCTACGTCAACTACAATAGGACATCCAGGAATAAATACTCCTCTATCTTTTTGTAGATTTGTAACTAGAGTTTTAGCGTATAAAGGTAATAGTTCATTTTTAACTTCTGCAACAACTGAGTCGTGAACAGTAGCAAATAATCTAATATCTTCTTGCAGATTATTATCTTTTACCCATTTTACAGTGTCAATCAATCCATAAATGTTGATATCACTAGCAACACTTTGAATTAGAAAGTTTAGTCCGCTACGAGCAGCGTGTGCCGCTACTCCTTTATTATCAGAACCTACTTCTGGAAGTCGACGCTTTCTACCGAAGGCACTATAGATGAAGTAGTTAGTTTCGATTGTAGACAAGCATGCATCAATCCACTTACGTAGGCTGCTAGCTTCTCTAAAGTACTTTTTAATAAAGTCTTTAGCTTCTTCCATAGTAACATTAGCTGTTTCACTAATTTTAGAAGGTCCAGCTCCATACAGAATACCGAAAGTAATAGCTTTGGCATATTGACGCTCATCTGGATAAGTATTTTTTACATCGTTAACTGCACAATCTAGCTTAAACATGTTTTTAGCTACATAAGAGTGGAAGTCTAGCTTTTCAATAAAAGCTTGCTGTAAAAACTTATCATTAGACAAAGCTGCCGCAACATAAACTTCTGCAGTACCTAAGTCGGCCTGCACAATACTATAACCTTCTCTAGCTTTAAAGATCTTTTTAATACCTGCATCTTTGTCTCTAGGTAAGTTTTGATAGTTAAGTACACCACTAGAACTTAATCTACCGGAAGTAGTACCAGTTAAGTTAAAACTAGAACGCAGACGAGAGTCTGAATCTACTCCATCTTTGATATTTTTTAGATAGGTTTGACTTAGTTTTACCTTTTTACGTAAGTCTAAGATTGCTTCGGTAATAGGATGCTTTAGTTGTTCCAACACTTCGGCATCGGTACTGAAGGCTCCAGTATCAGTTTTCTTAATTGGCTTTAGCTTTAGAATATCGAACAGCACTTGTCTTAGATGGTATACGCTATTAGGATTAAAGGTTTTACCAGTAACCTCTTCAAATTCTTGAATAGCGGGATCAAAAGCTAACTCATTCATAGTTTCTTCAATATCAATTCTATAGTCTTGAATAAGATCATCTAGAATATCGATATTAATAGGTCCGCCATTGGACTCTAAGTGAATAATAGACATGATCGCTGGTTTTAGTAAATCATTATAAAGACTACTAAAATGAGTATTTTTATCAATAAGAGGCTTAAACTTTTTATAAAGCTGCATAGTAGCATCACCATCTTTACAGCCGTATGGAGCTAGAATTTCAGGAGGAAGCATTCCATAATTAAATTCTTCTAGCTTTATTTTGTGCTGTCTGCACCATGTCTTTTTATAGTCGTCAAGCTCTTTTTCATAGTCGCCAAGATCAGTAAATTTCATAGCAAGTTGCTTTAGACCATGACTACCAACACTTTCATCTAAGCAATAATGCATTAGCAGTGTATCTTCAAAGTCTGGAAACTCAAATCCATACTCATAGCTAATAAACTGAATATCGAACTTAGCGTTATGAAATACGCACTTAGTTGTTCTAAAGATTTCTTCTATTTCATCATAGTAGTGTTCAATAATATCTGCATCTACATATACGCCCTCATGTGGTTCCGTACTAAATACGAAACCCAAAATATTACCTTTTCTAGGGGATAAGCTAGTGGTCTCAGTGTCGACAGAGATAACGTCTGCTTGTCGCAGTTTGTCTAAATACTTAAGAAAGTCTAGTTCGTCGGTATAGTGTGTATAGCTTTTATTATGTACTAAAGGTTGTTCGCCAGAAACGATGCTTGATATTTTAGCAAAAGCTTTTTTAATATCATCAGCATATTGAGGCTTGATGAACACCATATTAGGGTCTAATATGGGAATAAACTTGTCATTTAACACATGACCATTATATTTAGTAATACCTGTGACACCACAAGTATATTTAAGAGACTCAGCTCCTACAGGACAAACAATATCATACTCATCGAAAATAGACATATCAAGATCCACATCTTTCTTGAGAATCTTATCTTTAGGCTCTGAGCTTAGATATGCAGTTTCAAATTTAATTTTAGCGTTATATTCTTTTAGCAGAGTTGGTACGGCATTTTTCAGTGGGGAAGGTAAGACTAATAGAAATTTTTGTGTCATGGATTCTCTTTACAGTTATAGATGGGATATTAGTTATAATATTTTAATTTTAAGCATTCGTCAATTATAAATTGTCTTCAATATTGCCTAAAAAGTATTCTGCTGTTTCTTTATTAAAACTACCTGGATCAAGACCTTCAGACAATACTATGTTATTAGTTTCTATATTACGCTGTTCTAACAGTTTTTCTATTTTAGCGGCTGCTTGTTTTCCCGCGGAATCACCATCCATAAGTATAGTAACCTTTCTACATCCGTATTCATCTAGTAGCTTAGCTTTTTGAGCTGTAAAATTTTGAGTTCCAAAAATACACAGACTATTGGTATAACCTAGATCGTGTAGTTTTAGCATATCAAACATTCCTTCTACTAATATTACATGTGAAAAGTCTGTAATCTTATCTAGCGGAAACAAAATATCGCTAACTGACGCACCAGCAGGCTTTCTTAAATACTTAGGAAAACTTCCTGAGTTACTGAGAACCTTATAACGACCTTCTATAAACTTTAATTTCTTATGTTGATATACTGGTATACAGGCATAGTCGCTTAATCCGCTAGCGTCGGTAAAAAATGCACCAAAATTCTTTAAAGTTTTTGCTGATATTCCTTTAAAATCATGATTAATAGCAATTGTTGGCTCAGGCAGTCTAACTTCTCCCTGATACTTAATATTATCTAGTTTGCTTTTAAGCTTTTTAATTTTAAAAGACATTTTAGAAGCAATTTGTACTGTAGACTTAATGCCTAAAGAGTCCAGAAATTGTTGAGTATTACCTCTATGACCGCATGCAAAACAATGGAAAGCGCCTTTCTCTAGATTTAGAGAAAGGCTAGGATTCGTATCAACATGTAAGCCACTAAAGCATCTTACAGTAAGTTCAGACGGCTTATTAGGATTAATAACATAATTAATGCCACTATCCTTAAGCACATCTTCAACGCTCTGCATTCTGATTATCTCCTGGCATTACTCTAAAGTTATCTTCTGCAGAATCAGCAGTGCTAACTTCAATAATTTCACTATCATCTTCTAAAGCAATTAGCTGATGTACTACTAGAGGTAAAATTCTAATAGCGTCACCCTTATTCAGTGGCTGTTCGGTAATAGATCCATTTTCAGTGTTAATCAATCTTAGAGTAAAACTACCGTGCTGAACATACCAAGTTTCGTCTTTTTCTCTATGAAAGTGCATAGAGAACTTATTTCCTACTTTAGCAAAGTGCAATAACTTACCGCAGTATAATTCATTTGTTGCAAATATGTATTCATATCCCCAACCCTTTTTTACGTATCCACTAAATCTCGTTACGTTTGACATATGCTGTACCTTTCTTTGTTACGGCAATACCTGCAATCTTAATTGCAAACTCTATTGCCTTGGTTATACTTTTTCCTTCGTGTAATGCTACAGTTAATCCGGCCATAAAGCTATCTCCAGCCCCTGTAACATCAATTGCTTTTACTTGAAAAGCTTCAAATCTTTTTATCAATCCTGATTTTGTAGCTAATATACATCCTTCAGATCCTAGAGTAACTATTAAGTTGTCTACCTTTAGCGTTTGCACAGCATCGCTAAGTATTGATGGAGTTAAACAATTTATGCCTTCATCTGAATAATCTATTTCATCCCACTCAAGCCATTCACAAAACTCTTTAAAGTTAGGTTTCAATACGAAAGCTCCAGTATAGTTGTGCAGATTCTTTTTAGGATCTACTAATACCGGTATATTTTTGTTATTAGCTTTTTCTATAAACTTTGAGGGATTTAATATTGTTCCTTTATCATAATCGCTAAATACAATTAAATCAGGGTTGTAAGTAAATAGCGTATCACATAATTCATCCTCAGAACAATCTATTTCGTAATCGTAATCTAATCTAGCTAAGTATTGCCCATTGCTGTATAGCCTAGTTTTAATAACATCATTGTTATAGTTAGATACGTAATGGCAGCTAAGATCCTCATTCCTTATTAAGTTTTTTAATTCCGAGTTTTTATTAATAGCGCAAAATAAAGTAACAGTGGATTGTAAGTTTTTAATATTAAGAGCTGTGTTCCCTGCTCCGCCTACATATACTTCAGTAGTATACTCTTTTACTACTGGAGCGCTTAGACACTCAGGAGACATCCGAGTACTACTTCCATAAATATACTTATCTAACATGATATCACCAATAACTGCTATCATCCTAAATCACCTGCAAACTCTTTCTGATCGTTACCATACTTATTTAAAATCTTGCCTTCAATAACCTTACTGCTTTCAGGAACAATCTTTAAACATTCCCAGTCCATATGCACATTAAACTTCATAGACTTACCATTACGAATCTTAGTAATTTCAAAAGGTAAAACACTAGGATCTTCATTTAAGTCTGCGGGCGTAAATCTAAAGCTTCTATCGGCGGAGTCTAACACACCCTTAGCAAAACGAGCTTCACCTGTAGCATCAATCTGATAAGGAGAAACCATCATAACTTTGTATTTACGGCTAAGAGTTTTTAGCTGATCGGCAATAGCAATCTGAGACTTCCAATCCATGCGATCTTCTACCTTAACAATATTAAGATAGTCGATGACGCACATTTTCACATCATACTTTTTAGTCATTAAGTTAAGATAGTGATCAATTTTAGCTAAAGATAAGTTCACATCATCTACAATATGAAAACGCTTTTCTTTAAATTTAGCTTTACCAGTCTTTAAACCATAATCAAATTCTTTTAGATTTCCAGTTTTTACTAAGTCTGAGTATAGCTGGGAGGCTTCTTCAGTAGCTTCATAGAAAGTTTCTAGTTTAGTTTTGGCTAATAATAGTTTATCGGCAGTGTTAAGATCATTCTTAATAAACCGCATAAAAGAAACGCCAGAAAGCATACTCATCAATCGGTAATACACTTCTACATAACGCATTTCAATACTCATAAATAGTACTGAGTTGTTATTTTTTTCAAACTGATGTTTAGCTGTATTTAGTGTGATAATAGACTTACCGCTACCGCGACGACCACCAAGCATGATTAGTTCTTCTAAACCGAACCCGCCGTTAACAACATCGTATTCAGTAGATAACCCACTAGAATACATAACAAATTGTTCTTCACCTAAGAAAGAATCAATTGTTGCAACGTCAAATAGTTCCTCGCCTTCTGGCAGAAACTTATGTAGCTCTAAAATATGATTCTGAATACTATCAATTATTTCAAGACGTTCTAAGTGTTCTAGCTGATCCATGAACTTATCTAACCAGTTGATAGTTTCTTCACGGATGAAATAGTCTTGTAGTTGATCTGCAATAAACTGGCTAGATAGGTATTGCTCTTCAGGAATTTCTGCGTATATCTGAGAGCTTAAATAGTCTTTTATGTTTTCAATTTTTTGAGACTCATAAAACTCTTGCATAGTAGGTATGCGCATGTTCTTCTCGTAAAACTTTACAATTTTACGAAATATAATCAGATTAGTATCGTTAAAAAACTTACTAACCAGCTTATTATAAAAGTCTGTACTCTGCGTAGACAGCAGCCTACGCAGAGCAATTTTTTGTATATCTACAGTCATTATTTATTTACCACTGGGAATAATTCTGCTCTAGGAACAAACATCTTTCTGAACGCAGATTCATTTTCAATCCACACTTCATAAGTTTCTCTGCCCGTTTCTTCAATTAATGTTTCCACTCTTCTTACATGATTTTTTAAGGAGTTAAGTTTCCAAGAGCTACCATCTTCTAGCTCCCAATAGATTTCATAATGAATACCTATTCTAGGTTCTGAGTATCTACTTGTTTCTTTCCACGGATAAAGCTCAATCCATCTTTGTCTGCCTTGACGTAAAGATTCTGCATATTCTTCATCAAATACTTTTTGTATAGTTACAAAAGAATTTTCAGGACCAGAAAACGCTCTGTCTCCTACCTTAAACTTAATATCTAAATCTTGAACAATATGTTCTGTTTTGGCTTCGGCATTTTTACCTCTAGCTCTTAGAGGAATATTAGCTTCCATAAGCACCTTTTTAACTCTAGGCGCAGAAATATAGTACAACTTGGCGATAGCTGTTTGAGCCTCACCATTTAAATATGATTTGATAATCTCTTTCTTAACGGCGTCGGTTAACTCAGTATTTTTAGCTTTTTCTTTTAACTGTTTTTCACGCAGTTCTTTAGCTTTAAAATCTTCAATAATCTTATCAAGTCGCTTGGTGTTATATGCAATACCTAAAAATTCACAGATAAACTTTTTAGTCTTACCTGTCTTGATATACCATATAGCATTTCTGATCTTAGCTTCTGAAATCTCAGTTGAAGGTTGTTCTTGTTTTTTTGCCATAAAAAAATCCTATCAATTAGTTGATAGGATCATATTACCAAAAAATATAGTAATAGTCAAGACAAATTTTTAATTAATTACTACCTTTTCCGGACCTATTCCATATATGTCTAGAACTAGCTCTCGTAGTAATCCTGTTTTTGTATATATAGCCGTATAATTTTTATTTATAAGCGGATTAACTCTATATAGCTTTTCTGTTGCAAAACTAGCTTTATAACTATGACGAAGCTCTATTATATCTTTTGGTTCTTTATCAGAAAGATCACCGTAGAAACGACTAATTAGAGCTGAGACATACTTGTCTAGCTCGTCATAAGGTAATTCTAATATAAAATCTAAGGTACTATCGTCTAGGTCGTATAAATATAGATGGGAATCTGGATTCAATACTTCTCTCAAGGTAAGGGCGGCATAACTGCCGCCCTTTATAATAAAAAAATTACTCTTTAGCTGCTTTAGGAGTGTAGTCGGTAGCAGAAAGACCACGACGGCTAAGAACAGTCTTGACACCGCGATCAGTTTTACCGTAGTGCTCAGCAAGTTCAGCAACAGTCATACGAGTAGCAAGTTCTTCGATCCCCTCATAAGAATCGCTACGGGCAACTTTCTTATCACGCTGAGGTGCTTTAAGTTGCATAGAAAGAAGCTTACCACGAATGCTTTGAACGCTTTTGCCAAGAGCATCAGCGATATCTTCGATGAACGAACCGCTTTCAGCCATTTTAGCAATTTGAGCTTCTTCGGCTTCAGTGTAAGAACGTGGAGCCACTTTCTTGTCGGCTGGCTTAATAGCGCCAGTCATTTCAAGGCTAAGAGCCTTACCATTAATTTGACGGGCGTTGAATTTGCCGTCAGCAATACGCTCAGCAATTTCTTCTGCAGTGAAAGCACCGTCATTTGCTTCCAAGAAGTCACGAAGTTCATTAGTTTCTTCGTCAGAGAAGGTTGGAGCTGCCTTTGGCTTGTGTGGGACGTCAAAACCCTGCTTGCGTAGTTTAGCAGTTACGCTACGACGAGGGAATTCAAACTCATCGCAGAGCTGAGAGATAATATCTTCAGTCACCCCGCTTCCGCAAAGCTCTTCCATGCGAGCTACCATTTCTTCTGTGTATTCAAATTTAGCCATATTTTTGTTTCCTCTTTATAATAATATGTATTTTGGTTTGGTTGTCATTATGTTGTTTTTCTCAACAACTAAAGTATCTTAACAAACTTTTTTATGACAAGCAAGAGAAATATTACTTTTTTAGTTACTCTTGTCTTATGTAGTCGTTAATTACTTTTATTGTTTCGATAAAATAACTATAACTCTTTTCAACACGGTATGCAAATGTAATTTTACTTTAAATTACCGCTTTCCTGTATTTTAAGTTTTATGCCGTCTACTACCTTTTCTAGGTTAGACTTTTTAGTAAGGTTCAAACCTTCTATATCTATACCTAGTATATTCTCTAGTTCAATGACCATGCTCTTAACACTTCTCTTACTAGTCTTTTCGTCTTCCGGTTTTCTATATATCTTAAGCTGTACTAACTTACTAATAATACTTCTGGTTTTTTTACCAAAATGATCAGCAATATCTTGAATATCTAGTTCATCTTCTGTGTATAGTTTAATTAGTTCAACTTCTTCTTCATCGCTCCAAGCTTTTCCGTTCATTCTGTGGTGTCCTCATTTTGTGTTTTTCCTTCATCTATTAAGGTAGTAACACGCTGTTTCCAAATATGGGCAACTAGATCAGACGCTTCATCTAATAAGTTTTTCCAAGTGTCTACATGTTCTTCGCCTATAGATATTCCATTTTTAGTTGGGAACCATTCTCCTGTATCCCCATCTTGATAATATTCCCTAGTGTGCACCTTTATACTAGTACCAAATTCACTAACAGTTACTTTAAAACCTCTAGTTCCTATTGGTGGAGCAATAAAGCCTAAATCATAAGAAAATCCTTCACTTTTCATTTTTAACCTCTAACAGTTACTTCTCTTTGCGTAACTGTTCTTTCTATAGCATTATAGTATGCATTACCTACAGATTCCCAAGTATTTAACCTTGATTTATCTACTTTAATAGATTTTATATTGTTTATTACGTGATGTAGTTGTTTTGCTAAATCGTTTTGATTAGGCTCCAGAACCCACTTATGACCTCCCATTTGAGTCATAGCATCTTCTGCTTTTAGGCCAAAAATTTCATACATATTAACAATTCTTTTTGAGCTTTCTACTTTAAAGTTATCAACAAACTCATCAGTGGGTCCGCCTTTAGTAACAATAGGAATACAACCACAAGCCATAGCTTCTTGTATGTGCATACCAAAACCTTCTCCTCTATAAGGGTGGACTATGATATGGGCTTGTCTATATAAATCTGCCATTTCTTTTTCGCTTCTAACACTATCGTCATATACAATAGAAGCACATTTTGTTTTATATTGCAGCTTAACTATATCTTCTTGAGTATTAGAAGCTCCATAAACTTGAGGAGTATCTTTAATTATTAGCTCTATAGGAGTGCCTTGCTTGGTTATTTGACTCCACACACTTAATAGTACGTCTAATCCTTTTCTAAATTGATGACAGCCTACATATAATACAGTTATCTTGTTATCAGCTTTATCTGCTGGATAGAATATACCTGGATTATAACCGTTAGGTATTGTAAGTACACGATCTGGATTCATTCCACTATTTAAGTATACCTCTCTAGTCCAATCACTAGGAGTTATAAGTAAATCCGCAAAAGTTTCAAACTTATACTGCCATTCAAATGGCACAGCCATATACTCCCACGGTTGAATAAATATAACTTTAGTTTTATTATCAACCGGCCATCGCCACATTGGAGGATAAGAATGTCTAATCTGCACGTCTACACGGTCTAAAGGCTTGTTAACTATACTACTTACTGTCTCAGCATCTTCTTTAGTTAGTTTGTGCTCTTGCGAATACGTGTCCAATGCAGAAATGCTTAGATTAACTTTATCTTTTAACTGTAATGCAATATTTCTATTAACTATTGCTAACGAATGATTATCAAATACTTTTCCTATTAGCTCTACATTAATTGCCATATAATAACCTCGCCTCTTCTTTACAATAGCTTTCTAATTCATTTTTTGGTATTAGTTTTAGCGTAGGCCATTGTGGGCCCATATTACTTGTTTTAAAGTTTCTCATATTTAAATAATTAGAAGCGTTTACTGTTTTTTGTATGTCATAAAACGGATCTCGCTTACTTTCAATAGAGTGGCCAAAGTTATTTACTTTAACGCTTAGATCTTTATCAGGTCTGCAAAAGCTGTAGTGCAGTATTCCTAGTGGTGATCTTAGTTTCTTAGGAGCATTAGTCCATCTACAATAAGTATAGGTGTGTAAGTCTTTACGCGCAGTAAATCCTTGTATGTCTTTATTAAATACGTGTTCTCTGTTTTCATCAGCTATTATTAGATATCCTTCATCTAGTTCTTTATATAGTAAAAACCAAGTAAACATTAACTCTACGTCTTTATAAGACTCTACTAACGGGCAAAAATCAACAAAGAACTCTTTTGCGTTTATTAGTATTTCGTCAGCGTCAAAAGAAAAAATCCAGTCATTACTGCATTGTTCTTTTAAAAAGTTACGTTCATGAGTATCATTTTCTATTGGTATAGTACTGCGATGAAAGTTTTCTTCTACAACTGTAATTTTGTTATCAACATCTAGTTTAGATAATGCTTCCCACAGCTCAGACTCATTAAAGCTGAATCGGTTATTACTCCAACTAATTCTATCTTTGTCTAATCCCAAAACTATTTCATCAACATAGTTATAATAACTTTTGATACTTTCTGGTAAATAATGCGCATCATAGCTTATCAGACTTATCACGCTCTTCTTTTGTGTAGACTTCATATAATCCTATTCCTCTATCCCATAAATGTTTTTGCTGAGCATAAGCCTTACGTCTTTTTGACGCTTTTAGTGCTCTTTTTTGTGCTCTGATATCTGTTTGATTCTTTATTTTCTTCATATACAATCTCATCAATAGACTTAATTAAATCACTGTCTTTCCATTTTTCGGTGAATATATTATGATTTATTCGCCACTTATCTTTTTTTGCTGGATTTTCTGATTGGATTCTTTTGTTGTCTTTACCTTCAAAGTGAAGTAGTTTAACTGGCGTTTGATATATCTTCCAGCCAAGACTGCGGGCAGAAAGACAATAATCCACATCGCGATAGTAAGTCCAATGATAAAGGGGGTCAAAATTGCCAACAGCAACAAGAGCGGACCTACGCAAATATACACCGCCAAAGGTAACCCAGGATACGTTTCTGACTTTTTTGTCGTACTGTCCTTTATCTGACTCCACTTTTCTAGATGCGCTTCCGCTAGAGAGATCAAGCCCTCCTCCGTAATGTATTGCCTCGCCATTTTCAAACCTTCCTCCAGCGTGTTGTATATAGAAGTTTCCTTCTTCATCTTTAGCTGGGTATAATAAAGTTGTTCCTAATATTCCTGCTTCTGGGAATTTATTAGCATAATCACATAATTGCTTATACCAATTATTATTTGTATCGTCAGGCATTGGAATCATATCTGCGTGTAGAAGTATTATATCTCTATCACTGTAGGTATTCCACAGGGTTTGATAAGCTAGATCACTACCTATTCTACCTTTATCTTCCCAAAATACTATAGGAGCATCCCATTTTATAGCTGATTTTAAAGCCTGTATTTCATTAGGATTTACATAGGGTACTACAATTAACGGTTCCATAGATCTTTACCTTTTTGAATATACCAGTCTGCGAACAGTTCCATAATAGCCTCTGGACTTACATTATGAACACAAGAAAATCCATTCTCAGTTTCATCACACATTTTTGGCCAAAATCCCATAGTAGTTCCTGGACCTTCAGGAAACTTATTTTCTGCACTATAATTTTTAGGCTTTACGCATTGATAGTTTCCACAATGAATAGCTGGCTTTATAGTTTTATGCCAGCCACTGTGATAATACTCAGGACTATCATAATGTGCAGGGAATACTGATGGAATTGTAATAGTATCTACTCCAAGACCTGCCGCTACATGAGAGTGTATACCCATAGGCCCAATAAATATATGGCTATTGTTTAGCTTTCTCAAAGAATCTAATAACGACCCGTATTCTACGTCTCTACCTAGTAGCGATATTTTAGCACTAACTTTATTTTGCTCTAAAAAGTATTTTAACTTTGATAAAAACGTTAAGCGCATAGCTTCATTTTTAGTTTTTCTATTCCAATCTAGCGGCCCAACAGTTGAGATTACTATATGATCGCTAGGTAAGTTTTTTTGGCTGCCAACATTAAAACTAGTTTCAGTATCCCAAAAATCTGTTTCTCCATGTTTTGTAAATAGAGAAGCTGATTGACTACGAACTATTCCAATATCACCAAACCAAGCATGTTGCTCAATTATCTCGTTAAATTCTATAGGTTTATCAGATCCGAATAGCTTTACGCTTGGGCCATTTACAGTACGTACTATTTGCCCTACACCAGCTATTCCTTGCTGTAGCGATAGAACCTGTAAAATATCAATATTTTCTTGTTCACCTTCAGAAGTTGTTGGTACTAGGTTTTCTCTAGTACAAAAGTAAATATTAGTATCAGGAAACTTTTGTTTATACAACCTAGCCGTATGAGTTCCTAGTATGCAGTCTCCAACTGCTTGAGAGTTGTATATTAGTACATTTTTCATATATTTTCCTTATGCGTTAAACAGCTTGTCAGTCCAAGTCTTAGGAGTTTGATCTGTAATAATTTCTAGCTCTAAGTGATACTTAAAATCTCTATTAGGCTGATCTTTCATCCAATGCACTGTGTCTCTAATAGTATCGTCTGTGGAATTATTAGTAGCATAGTTTAGCACGCTTTTAGCTTTTGCAGTAGAAACCCAAGCATCTTTTACTTCTCTAGGTCTCTCAGGCAAATGAGTTATATTAGGATCAACATTAAAGTATCTACTAACTTTAACTGCTAGTTCTTTTACCGTTATCTCAGTTCCATCATCTGGACCTATATTAAACACTTCTCCAGACTTAATAGCATCTCTAGTGTTATAAGCTGTTACATAAGCCGCTACACAATCAGTAACGTGTGAGAACGAACGTTTTTGTGATCCGTCACCGTATATGTATATTGGTTTACTACGTTTTAACTGATTAGCAAAAATGCTCATAACATTTCTAAATGGATCGCTATAGCACTGATGCGGGCCGCATACGTTGTGCGGAACCATTGTAATAATCTTAATGCCATATATGTCACTCATTAGTTTTAAGTGCTGTTCTGCGTGTAGCTTAGCAAGACCATACGGATCAATAGGAGTTGGAATAGTTTCATCTTCAATAAATGGAGGTTGTTGTGCTCCGTATCTAGCCATAGAACTAGTATTAATAAAGGTTGCAACTTTGTTTGCACAAGCGGCGCTGGCTACAGAAGCAGTCCCCGCATATATATTTTCAACTATTGTTTTAGGTGCAAATACGCTTAATCCTTCATGCGCTAGCGCTGCACAATGAATAACGGCTTCTGGTTTATGAAACTTAAAAACTTCTGATAACTTAGCTGTATTTAGAATATCTATATTATAGTAGTAAAAAGTTCTGCCCTGTTCAGGCATGTTAGAAGCATAACCACCAATTAGATTGTCAACTCCAATTACTGTGTATCCAAGTTCAATAAACTTGTAGCAAAGATGACTTCCAATAAGACCAGCACTTCCAGTAATTACTATGCTTTTCATGGCTTTTCACCATACACACAAAAGCTAAATGCGGAATCTCTTTGAGACGCAAACACATTTTTAAAACCTAGTACAAAACGTAAATAATATTCTATTTGCTGAGGAGTAAAGTTATTCACATGTCTTTTAGTAGGCATGAATCTAGTATCCCAATATTCACAATCTGTATGAGGTAAATATAAAAATAATACACCGCCTGATACGAGAGAGTTCTTCCAATATGCTAGTGTTTCTTCCCAATTTTCAATATGTTCTAAACAGTGAGAAGAAAATATATATTCTAGATTACCTGATTCTGGTAGGTTATTAGCGTGCCATTCATCTGGTAAATCTAAATCTACTAGTAACGCTCCTGGATACGCCCATTCTGGTTTTTTACAACCTACATCTACTCCTAGACTTTTGTCTTTTAGCACATGCTTAGCTACTGGCAATATAAACTGAGCATGGTTTCCCTGACTTATATAATCAGGATAGTTTTTGCTTTGAAAATTATTTAGTTTCATTATAATACCTTTGCTAATACTACGTACCCTTGTTCAGTCCATGTCATAGGCCAAGACTGCACTAATTCAATAAGTCCTTGTTCTTCTAGTTTGCTTATAGCTTTATGAATTCCATTAGAGTGATTTTCTATTACATCATCGTAAGCTAACCATTTAGCGCCTTTTTCTATTGATAGCATACTGTCAGACATAGTAGCTTCATATGTATGCTCTCCATCAATAAAAGCTATATCTACTGCTGGAATATTCCAATCTCTTGCTACTTGATGAGTTGAATTAGCTAGTAACCATTCTACTGTAGCATCTGAGAAAGTTTCTTTCGTTGCGTGCAAGGCTTTTTCTGTATCTGCATGATAGTTTATATCAATTATATACAAAGTTTTTATACCAGACTGTAGCCAGGTGGCTGCGCTATATCCAATATTAAAACCTATTTCTAACATAGAGCTAGCTTTTGTTATTGATATAATACTATTAGCTACTGTTATGCAGTCTATAGTAGACCAATATCCTTCTGAACTAGTAAAGTGTCTTAAGTGATCGTATTGTAGTTTATACATTTATATTCTCCCATATTTGATTCCAGTTTACTAGCGGAGTATGGTGCTTGTCTGTCATATGACTTGCTACTCCCGGTAATGGGTTAATACATGGAACTTTTGAGTATATTTCTTCAAATACTTTATCGTTACTAGTTGGAGCTGCTTCTTTTAGCGCACTCATATAAGTTAACCATGTTTTACCTTTTGCTATTGCAGTCATTGTGCCACTGTCTATAGTTCTCCAATGCCTATCTTTCCCTACTAATACGTTACAAGGTTTTGGAGGATTATATCTATCTGGATAATCATAGGGAACTGCAAAATAGTTCCATGAAAATAAAGTATCCCGAAGCACATTTAGTGCGTCGGGAGTATGTAGATAATCATCCTCTACAATATAGTGTAACTCTTCTGGAAATTGTTCTGAGAATTGTGCTAGTGCTTCTACTAGAGTTACTGTGTGCTGGTGAAATTCCCAAGAATGATTAGGAACTGAAACTTTTACAATTTCTGTTTTACTATTGGCATATAACCAATTTAAAGTATCTGAAGATAAAGAATCTTCAATTAAGATTACTTTATCTTCAGATGAAATACTATTTTGAATTGACAACCAGCATTTTTTCAGTATAATTGTTTTATTAATATTATTAAAACGAGTTACGTAGGAAATAGTATTTTGTTTTTCGCAAGCTCTAAAGTAAATTAGCATATAATATCCGATATAAAAACTAGTGCTAAAAGTTAAATAAAGCACTTTCTTAATATAAGAATATATAACTTACTCCTATAATGCAAGCTTAATTTTACTTTTTTTGCTTAAAGGGTTTTGGTTTAGGTTTTACTATAGGCAATTCTTTAGCTAAGTGTTCCATTCTAAGGCGCTGTTTTTTTGCTACTCTTAAAGTTCCTTGAACTTTTTCTTCTCTTTTTCTTTGGCCTTTACTTTTAAAGAACTCTCGTTCTTTAAGTTCCTGATAGAGACCTTCTCTGCTCAATTTTCTCATTAAAGCTTTATAACTTCTAAGAGCATCTCCACCATATTTTTTTGTGTTTACTTGCATACTATACCTGAATTCTTTACCCATTGTAAAATTTTTGTGAAATCGTGTTTTCCGTTTAGCGCATAACCAAACTTGTCATTTTTTATTAAAAAGAAACTAGGAGTACTAATGCTATCTAAATAGTTTTTAGCTTCTTCTACTGTAATAGCGTCTGCTTCATAACCAAGTTGTTTTAACTCGGTTACCTGTTTGTTTACGTATTTTTCCGTAACACTATTGTATACGCCTATTATTTTCATATTCCACCTCTAAAATAAATTATACACTAAAGCCTAGCAAAGTCAAAACAAAAATTAAATAGAATAATAATATACATATCCTAAAACGAATAAATTTAGAATATTGGTAGCTAAGCAGCATTAACTATAAAATTATTATTGATTATTGCTATTTTAAAGTCTATATTTAACTTAACAACCAATAAATATTGTTGTTATTAATTACAGATTTAGCAGAATAAGGTAACAAATGAAACTAACAGCTTTTGATATTGAATTTTTTGAAATTGCTTTACAGTTAAAAAATCAAATGTCTCAACCCATTATCGACTCTATTAAGAAAACTCTACTAAAATTAAATAATCCAACTTATTACTCTAAACATACTTGTAAACATCCTGCAAATAAGCATGGATATTACAATAATAAAACTATTAATCCAATTCTTATTTCTATTAACGAAATGCTTAATATTATTAAAGAAGATTCTTCTTTAGAGCATAAAAAAACTAAGCTTCAAGTTTCTTATTCTTGGGCCTTTAATAATTATCCTTATTTTTCTAGCTTAGTATAATATACACTTATATTTAAATTTATAAAAAATTCCTTTTGACTATTAGGTCTTATCTGCTATAATAGTATTATTAAGCATTACTATTATATCAGGAGATATTAATTGGAAGAGATTCAGTATATAAAAAGAGAAATAGACGATATATCTAAGAGACTTCAGTCTGCTGAATCAGCCATATTAGTTGCTGATGCTTTAAGAGCAGAAAGACATCAGTACATGATAGATAGATTTGAAAGATTAGAGCAAAGAATATCTACGTTAGAATCTAAAATAGCAAAAGATATGGAATTACTACTATCTAGAATCACTGAGTTACAAGATTTGGCTTCTCAAGGAAAAACAAGTTTAAAAACTCTATGGGTTTTAGGTGGGATGGTAGCAGGAGCATTAGCTTTATTAGCAGCATGGTTTAAGGGATAGTATGATTTCTAATAAATTAAGAGAGTATATTAAAGAGGTGCTATCTTCTAGGCCTTTAGACATATACTCAGAAGAAGAAGAAACTGTAAGCCATTCTGCATATGAATTATTAACTTCAAGAAAAGATGTTAGTTATATTAAAGATGAAGATGACTACTTTGATGAAGAAGGCAATGATTTAACAAAAACAATAGGCAGTGCTAATTTATTTGTAGCTGCTACTTTAGTATGTAAAGAATCAACTGATAAATATTATACATCAGACTTAACTGATGAAGAAAAAATTTCATTCGATAACGAATGGGAGAATTTCTTGCAAAGTCTAATAGACGAAAGATTTATGCGAGAAATAAAACTAGTAGCTCAAAGTAAAATTAAGCTAATAGTTAATAACGAGTGAGCTGCCTTTTAGGGGCTCAAAAATTCTTGCTTGTGAAAAGGAGAAAAAATATGACAGGCGTACAACAACTATTCCCCAGAGCATCGTTTGTGGGATTCGATCATCTACTAAATGAATTGGATAGCGCAGTTCGACATGCGAACGACCACTATCCCCCACACAATATTATAAGAACAGGCGAAAGCGATTATTTAATCGAGCTTGCAGTAGCCGGATTCCCAGCTGATGCGCTAACAATAGAAGTTAAAGATCGCACATTAACAATTACTGGCGATTTTGATACTAATAAGCGTGAATATATTCATCGTGGTATATCTACGAAGAAATTTAAACGTACTTTTAGGCTGTCTGAACATGTAAAAGTACACGGAGCAGATCTTAAAGATGGAGTATTGTCAGTTGAACTGAAATATGTAGTCCCAGAAGAAATGCGTTCTCGTCTTATCCCAATTGGAAAAAACGAGGAGATCTTAAATGACACACATAGCACTAACACTAAGCAACTATCTACACAGTCCAATCGCAGAATTGATTAAAATGATTCGCGCGCTATTTTCTAAAACTGTAAATGTTTTAGATGAAAGTAGCGAAGAATATATTAAACGCAGAGACATTAAAGTTACTATTAAACAATTAGAAGCTTTAAGCGATGAAGAACTAAGAGATGTAGGTATTTGTAGAGGCGATATCGAAGATATAGCTCATGGTAGAGTTGATCGTCGATGGTAAACGGGTAGTTACGTAATAAACTCGTGAGGGCCTACGGTTAGCCCTCAACCAATCACACACAACACAGGAGATAGAAAATGTCACACATTCCATATTATGGACAACCGGAATTTGTACCTACTCCCTGCGGTAACATCAAAAGGAGTAAGGATATGATTACTAATTACAAACAAATGCTAGAGCACAATAAGAAGTTTTGGGATTCTTTTATAGATCTAAAAACTGTAGGTTGGAACTCTTACAGCAAAGCTTTCAATGCTTATACTATGAACTTTTTTAAAGATCAAATAGCTACTATGGACGAAGCAGTAGAAAAGTCAGCTAAACTTATGAAAGGCAATACCAATGGCAAATAAGAATCCCTTTGAAATTCGTGCAGAGATCCTTCAGCTTGCAAAAGACTATATGGATCAGAGCTATCATATGAATATGACTTTCATGCAAAAAGCTATGGATGAAGGTAGAAAAACTTTTGAAGAGTATCAAGAAGCTGTAAAGATGTACTCTACTGAAGATCTTATGAGTAAAGCAAAAGAAATGTATTCTTTTGTGTCTACAAAAGATTAATTATGAGCTTGTATATATAAATTATAGTAAACCAAGGAGCGTATAATAACCTCCTTGGTTTTTAAATTTTTTAATTGCCAAATCTAGGACAATATGTTAACATATAATCAGTGTAAAGAAATAAAAAATATAGATAGCGAATCTGGTAGAGTATACAATACGCCTACTGGAACTTATCCTAGTATTACAACAGTTTTAGGTGCTACTGCTAATAAAGCATGGTTACAAAAATGGATTGAATCTGTAGGACAAGAAGAAGCCGATAGAATTAAAAATGCAGCTGCTGAGCGTGGGACAATACTTCACAACTATTTAGAACGTTTTTACGAAGAGTATGATAGCCCCACAAAAGAGCAAGCACGTAGTTTTATCCAATCTTCTGGTCTAACAGAAGAAAAACCATTTATTAAGACTATGACAGTAGAGCTAATGAAGCATTTACTAGTTAATAATTTTCGTTCAGTTTCTCAAGAATTTGTAGTTTGGGATGATGAACTTAAAGTTGCTGGAAGATGTGATGGTGTAGGATACTGGAATGATAGCCTAGTGGTTATCGATTATAAAACGTCTAGAAAAAAGAAATCAGTTTCTCAAATTAAAGACTATTATTTGCAAGCTACATTTTATTGTAACGCGCACAATAAACAATTTAATTCTTCTGTAAATCGTTTTATAATACTAATGGCAGTAGAAGATGGAAGCTCCCAAGTATTTACAGGTAGTCCTTCAGTATATGCACCTGAACTTAAATTCAGAGTAAAGAAATTTTATGACGAAAAAACCCTACTCTGAAGTACTAGAAACACATTTTGGTAAGATTTTGATTCTTACTGCAGATGTTAATCAAGGTTTGTATTATAAAAAACATAAAAAACATATAGATCAAAAACATATAGATAGATTAGTATCTATAGTAAAAAATATAGATAATCCAGTTATAGTAGATGTAGGTGCTAATTTAGGTTGGTTTTCTTTTGAATTAAGAAATGCTAATCCATCTGCAACTGTTTTTGCCTTTGAACCGCAAAAAACGTTATATAATATGATATGTGATTCTATTGTTTTAAATTCTTTTAATAATGTATATGTATCTCATACAGCTATAGGGGATATTAATTCGAGTATAAAAGTACCGATATTTAATTATTCGTTAACTTCAAATTTCGGCGGGGTTGAGCTTGAGCATAGAGGATCTAATAAAGAATATATCGGACAACGTGCTATTAAGTTTGAATCAGTAAATTTACGTACTTTAGATTACTTTACTTTTTCTAAACTAGACTTGTTGAAAATTGATGTTGAAGGAATGGAAGAAAAAGTATTGCTTGGAGCTACTGAAACTATAAAAAGATGTAAACCAGTAATATTCATTGAGTTTTTAAAATCAGACTCTAAGAAACTTAAAAAACAAATAGAAGAACTAGGTTATGAAATTAAAGAAATATTAACCGAAAACTTTTTATGTTTTCCAATAGATAGGTAATTAATGACCAGAAAAAAGAGCAGTAACGTTAGCAGAGTAGAGCCTAAGAATCACTTACAAAAAGACTTTATTAATGCTGTAACAAATAAAAACGTAGTTTTTGCAACAGGATCAGCAGGATCAGGAAAAACATTTTTAGCAGCAGCAAAAGCTTTAGAATACTTAGATTTTGCATTTGTAGATAGAATAATTATTGTTAGGCCGGTAGTAGCTACAGAACAGATAGGCTTCTTACCAGGTGATATGAAAGAAAAGCTTGACCCATATTTATTACCACTAATGGATGCTTTTATTTCTTTATCAAATCCAAAAAGAATACAAGATTTAACTCAAACTGGTGAGATAGAAATAGCTCCTTTAGCCTTTATGCGTGGTAGAACTTTTTCAGATGCTTTTATAATCTTAGACGAAGCACAGAATACTACTATCGATCAAATGAGAATGTTTCTAACTAGGTTTGGTGAAAATGTTAAGGTTGTTATAACTGGAGACTTAAGTCAAAGTGATATTCCAGGAGAAAACGGTTTATCTTGGGCACTTAAAGTATTAGAAAACTGTGATGAAATTGCTAAGATTAAGTACTCTAACGATCATGTTGTTAGGAGCGGATTAGTTAAAACCCTATTGAAATTTATAGAGCTTCACGATGATAAAAGTAAGAAGATTGCCAAAAGAAACATTTCAGAATTTACTAGACCAGCCGTTGTCGGAGAAGGATAAGGCAGTAGTAATGAGTTTATATAAGGCTCAAAAAGAATACCCACTTCTTACATATGGAAAATATTTATTGTTTTGGTCTATACACAATAAGTATATAACGCAGAAGTGAGTTAGGAGAAACTATATGCCTCTTAAGTCAGGCTCTTCGCAGAAAACAATATCTGCTAATATTAAAGAATTAATGAAAAAACCAGGTAAAACTCGTTCTAAAGGCGTAAAAGCACTAGCAAAGAGTTCTGGATTAAGTTTAGATGAAGCTCAACGCAAACAAGCTGTTGCTATTGCTTTATCAAAAGCTGGAAAAACTAAAAAATAAGGAGATAGCGTATGAACGCTAAGACGCTAGAAACAGGCTCTGCTTATGCAAAATTCGATGTTGACGGTGATGGAGTAGTTACCGACGAAGAAATGATAAAAGCACAATCTATGATAGAAACTGAGAATAGGGATAGAAAAGAAGATCAACTAAGACAAATGGCATGGGTTGCAATGTTATCTATGGTTGGTTTTACTATAATGTTGTTTTTACCTTTTATAACTATTGATAGATTAGCAGCATTAGACAATATACTATCAATGTTTTACATAGCCCAAGCAGGAACTGTTGCAACCTTTTTTGGGGCTAGTGCTTATATGAGCAAATAAGGAGTTATTTTATGACAGAAGATAATGCGCACGAACAACTAATAAAGAAAGGCGATGAAATGGCATCTAAATTTGTATATATTTTTGCATGGTTTTGGTCTATAGTAAGCTCTATTTATTTCTTTGCAGTAACATTCTTACCAATACACGCTGCTGCGGAAGGCTTTGCTAATATCATTTTAGGATTTCTATTAGGTACTTGTGTATCGACTGTAATAGGGTATTTTTATGGTTCAAGCGGAAATGAAATAAATGGAAAAGGCAAAGGTAATTAATTATAATGTATAAGTTTATTTTAGCACTACTACTTATTATACCTACAGCAGCTTTTGCTGACTGGGTGCAGATGAGGGAATTTAGAGGAAATTTATGTTATGATGGAGATACTTGCTATGTAACAGTGCCCTCATTACCCGAAGAACTACAAAGTATGAGTATTAGAATTTTAGGTATTGACACTCCAGAAATTAGAGGTGAGTGCGAAACTGAAAAAGAACTAGCTAAAAAAGCTAGAGAATTAGCTAACTCTCTTTTTAAATCAGCTACAGTAATTGAATTTAAAGATATAGATTGGGATAAGTATGGCGGTCGTATATTAACTAATGTATACTTAGACGGACAGTTATACTCTGAAAAACTAATAGCTTCTGGATTAGCAAAGCCGTATTTCGGCGATAAAAAAGAATCTTGGTGTGAATAATTATTAACAAATTAAGTTAGGCATAAAATGGATGATATTAATAAATACTTTAGCATTAATAAATATGTTACTTTAGAAGGTGTATTATCTAAAGAACACTGTAAAAAGTTTTCTGATAGATTATTTCAATTAAAAAACGAAAATAAAACAACTATAGATGACCAATGCAATAAGTCAGATGCAATTTACGGGGATCCAGTATTAGAGTCTTTATTAGAATCTTTAAAACCTATACTTGAAAAAGCAACCGATAAATCATTAGCTCCTACCTATGCATATGCTAGAATATATAGACCTGGAGAGGTTTTAAAACCTCATATAGACAGACACGCTTGCGAATACAGTGCAACACTTACATTAGGTATGGACTCTAAAAATTGTTGGCCTATTTATGTTTGGGAAAATGGTGGAAAAATTAATGAAGTGCTTCTTGATGTTGGAGACTTAGTAGTATATAAAGGCTGTGAAGTAATTCATTGGAGAAATGCTTTTGCAGGACAATGGCAAACACAAGTATTTTTACATTATGTAGATGTAAATGGGCCATACTCTGATGAAGCAGAGAAAGAATCTGCTAGAAAACAATCTAAGGTAGAATAATAATGACTATAGCACCTGCGTTTCAATCTACAATTTTAACTAAAAAACCAAAAATAATAAAACCAAAAAAGGTGGAATCTAATGGTGGAAAAACCAAAAAGCCGAGTAAACGAAGCAGGTAATTATACTAAACCTACGCTACGAAAGAGATTATTTGAAAGCATTAAAGCTGGCTCAAAAGGCGGTTCTCCGGGTGAGTGGAGCGCAAGAAAAGCACAGTTGTTAGCTGTAGAATATAAAAAAGCCGGAGGAGGCTATAAAAACTAAGGAGAGTATTAATGGCTAAAAAACCTATGATGAAAGATAAAGAAGAAAAGATGAAAGGTAAAGAAGAAAAGATGCCTAGCAACGGTAATGGGCTTTCTGCTGGTCAGAAAAAATTACCTCCTGCGCTACAAGCAGCTATTCTTAAGAAGAAGAAAAAGTAATGGCACTAAAAGAGCCACAAGAGTCACTTAAAAAGTGGACTAAGCAAAAATGGGGATATTCTTCTGAAAAAGAAAGTGATAAACCTAAATCTGATAGAGGTAGATATTTACCAGAAAAAGCTTGGAAGTCTCTGAGCAGCGGTGAAAAAGCTGCAACCAATAGAGCCAAAAGACAAGGTTCTAAATCAGGAGAACAGTTTGTGGCTCAGCCTGAAAAAATAGCAAAAAAAGTAAGAAAGTTTCGTAAGTAATGGCTACCCAGTATCAGATTAAAGAAGCTAACAGATACTATTGGATAGTAAAGGGTATGTTAATACCTACTTCTTGGTCTGAAAAAGATGTAATAGAAATATATAATTCTTACATACAAAGAATTTGGCATAACCATGAAGCTACCTCTGTGCATAATATAGGGTTTGAAGCTGCTTGGAAAGCCAGAGAAGCTGAGGAAATTAATAATGGTAAAAGCAAAAGACGTTAAAAGGCTACCTAGTGGTAAAATAGAATATAGAGGTGAACAGTTTGAGGGCTTTAATAAGCCTAAACGTAATACTTCTGGTTCCAAACACAAACAAGTAGTTTTAGCAAAAAAAGGTGATGAAGCTAAATTAGTTAGATTTGGTCACAAAGATTACGGGCATAATTATAGTACAGAAGCTAGAAGCAATTACTTGGATAGAAGTGCAGGTATTAGGGACGCTAGTGGCAATCTTACTAAAGATGATAAGTTTAGTGCTAATTACTGGGCTAGAAAAAAATTATGGGCAGGAGCTGGCGGGTCTGTAGCTAGACCTAAACCCGGTGGTCCTAGAAAGAAATAAGGAGTAAGAAATGAGTTATGAAGGAAAAATGGCAAGAAATAGTCTTAGAAAAGCAATAGCTTATTCTACTGAACTGCTATCTATGATAAGTGCTACAGATGAATTAGAGCCTTGGATACAAGCAAAAATTAATGATATGGATCATTATATAGAAGCTGTGTATGGTTATTATAAGTTCGGTGAAGATATGGATGAACCTGTTGAGTCAATTAAAGAATATGAAAATCAGACTTATGCAGATTCTGATGGTCAAATTACTGTAGGAGACTACAAAACTAAGCATTTTGATATTTGCCCTTCTGCTCAAAAACTTTATTCCACTATTAAAGATAAAACAGTTATGATTCATTTAATTGTAGAAACAATGATGCTACAAGACTTATTGTTTAGACTTGAAAAACAAGCTATAGCTCAAGGTTCCATTGATGAAGACGACTTAGAAAAAGCTGAAGAATTTGCAGAACTTATTATGAATAACGCAGAGCAGATGAATCTTTTAGAAGAGCATTCTTATATAGAAGACGTACATTTAGCTAAATTTAAAGAACTAGCTGGAGTTTCTAATTCCGAAGAAAATGAAGAGTTAGAAGATGAAATGTCTGAAGACTATATGGAAATGGCCCAAAACTCACTATTCGTAACAATAAAACACGAAGTAAATTAATTTTATTATTGCAATAACGTTCATAAGCTGATATAAATTAGTTATCACACCTAACAACAGGAATAATTATGAACGAATACTTTAATGTTGGCTCTACTGACTGGAGAATTTCTCAATGCTGTCAGTTTATTGATAAACAAAAAGCCAAACGCTATAACTTTGGAACTACCACTAAAACTTACGCATTGAAAGATGGGGGTAAGCAAAAAGTGCAATCTAAAGCGTTAGAGAATTGCAATAAACTAGTAGATATTCTAGAAACCTGGTTCCCTACTAGACCCATTAATCTTCGTAGTTTCAGGATCTCTTCTGAAATGTTTCCGTGCTATACACTAGATTTTACTCATGATTGGTATTCAGAAATCTGGGGCGATATTTCTAGAGTCTTAGCTAAAGCTGGAGAAGCTGCTAAAAAGCATAATGTCAGACTTAGCGTTCATCCCGGCCAATATACGGTATTAGGCTCTAACAATGAAGAAGTTGTCAAGAGTTCTATTAAAGATCTAGAGTATCATGCGTTATATGGTATTCTAATGAATATTCCTGCCGAAGAATTTGTTATGAATATTCATTTACAAGGTTTGTACGGTGGTAAACACGAAGATGGTATTAAACGTTTCGCATCGAACTTTCACTACTTATCCGATTACGCGCAAAAGTGTCTTGCAGTCGAAAACGAAGATAAGCCCAACGGATACGACATTGAACACACAGTTGAACTTGCGCAGAGAATTCCTGTACGATGCACTCTCGACACGCATCACTATGCCTGCCACCGAATGGTACAAACTGAGAAAGTAAAAAATTCTGTAGGCGCAGTTGTTAATAAAAAGATTAGAGACGTAAAACATATAACAGCTAACGATTCTTTATTTAAAGAAGCTGTAAAAACTTGGAAGAATAATAGGCCGCTATTTCATACTAGCCATCCTTTTGAAGAATCAAATGAAGATTATTGGATGAAGCCTAACGCTCATGCAGAGTTTTTGTGGGATGAAGAACTTTTAGCACTAACAGTACCAATGCTTCAGTTTGCTGACTTCGATATTGAAGCAAAAAACAAAGAAGAATCTGTTGATGCGTTTTACAAATATATTAAAGACGAAGAAACATATGCAGGTGAACAAATTACTTGCAGTTCTTTATAGGAGAATTACTAATGGATTATACTCCAGTAAGAGTAGATAAAAATACAGGTAATGTATGGAAGTGGCAAAGAAATTTTGATGAAGCAGTAGCTGTAGTTCCAGAACATTTATGGAAACATAAAGATGATTGGTCAGAAGAAGAAATTTTTGCACTATTTGATGGTACTTCTATAGAAGTCCAGGTTAAAGCGTCTGAGTCAGAATACACGCCGTCAGAAGATGATGATGAGAATTTTAACCCTAATATAGACGATGATACTGAAGAAACTTGGTTCCCCACTACACCAACTACTTAATGTAACCTAAAATGAATATATTTTTATTTGACGTAGATGGAACACTAACTCCAAGCAGAAGAAAAATAAACTCTATGTTTAGAGATTTCTTTTTAGATTTTTGCAATACTAACTACGTATGCTTAGTAACTGGTTCTGACTATTCTAAAACCCTAGAGCAATTAGATGCAGAAATACTTGATAAAGTAGAGTACGTATTTAATTGTTCTGGTAATGATGTCCGTAAAAAAGATAAAAACATATATACAAACTCTTGGACTATCTCGCAAGAAGCGCAAAATTGGTTAGAACAAGAGTTAGCTAAAAGTAGCTTTAGTATAAGATCAGGTAATCATTTAGAAACAAGACCGGGATCACTTAATTTTAGCGTTGTTGGACGTAATGCAAATGAGTTTCAACGACTAGAGTATGTTAAGTATGACGAAGTTGCTAAAGAGCGAGAAGATATTTCTAATAGATTTAACAATCTATTTCCTGACTTATACGCTTGTATAGGTGGCGAAACCGGAATTGATATTTTTGAAAAAGGCAATGATAAAAGCCAGATAGTAAAATACTTTTCTAAACAAGATAAGTTGTATTTTTTTGGTGATAAAATGAATCCTGGAGGCAATGATTATCCTTTAGGAAAAGTAATAACAGAATCTAAATTAGGTGATGTTTTTGCAGTTAACGACTGGAAACATACTTATAAAATTCTAAACATTCTTAGTAACGTAGTGAAAGTAATATAATGAGTAGTATAATACTTGCAGGATTTGGCTTTGTAGGAAAAGCCTATCATAATGCTTTTAAAAATCATCACAATATTAGTGTAGTAGATCCTAAACTAGACTCCCACACGGTTAAGGATTTTTTAGATTATGAAGGGATTATAGTGTGTGTTCCAACTCCTCAATCAGATGATGGAAGTTGTGATATGTCTTACGTATTTTCAGTTATAAAACAAGTACCTGAAGATATGCCTATTATGATAAAAAGTACTATTAGTTTAGAAGGTTGGGAAGAGCTATCTATTAGATTTCCAAATCATGCTATCACATTTAGTCCTGAGTTCTTAAGAGCTGCCACAGCTAATGAAGATGTGTTAGCTACTAAAAACATAATTGTAGCTGGCGGTAACGTAGACTTCTGGAAAAGAGTTTATAGCGCTGTTTTTCATAAAGCTTCAATTTATGAAACTTCAGTAGAAGAGGCAATACTAATTAAGTATTTTAGAAATTCTTTTCTAGCTACTAAGGTGTCTTACTTTAATCAAGTATTTGATTTTTGTAATGAACTTGGAGCTGATTTTAGTAAAGTAAGACTTGGAATTGCTTTAGACGATAGAATTGGTGATAGCCATACTTACGTGTCTTCATCTGACAGAGGTTTTGGTGGGTATTGTTTTCCAAAAGATACTGCCGCAATTCTATCAACGTCTGAATTATTTAATGTAGATTTAAGTGTGATTGAAGCCGCAGTAGAGTATAATAATAGGATAAGAAATGACTAATCATGTGTTTGTTCTTAGCTATTGCGGTGCTCAAGAATTTTTTGACTCTATAGATATATCTAAGTTTTCTAATACTAAGTTTTACTTTATAGACAATGGACAACAGCACTATTCTACTAATGACCTTGAATGTTTTATATACACTACATCTAAAAATTTAGGTTGTGCTGGTGGCTGGAATTTGATATGTGATATAGCTTTTGATAGTCTTAACCTAGAAAAAATCATAATAACTCAAGATGATGCTACCTTTACGGAAGAACAGTTAGAAGATGCACTAGCCGAAACAAATTCTAATTGTTTAACGGGAGTATATCAACCATATTTTGAGTTTAGCTGTTTTGCGCTACACAAAGATATATGGAAAACTGTTGGAAGATTTGATGAAAACTTTATATATGTATATAGTGAAGATGCAGATTATAAACAACGTTGTATATTAAGTAACATAATAGTAAGTTCACTTATGATTCCATCTAAAGATTCTAATAAAAGCTTAACTATTGCAAAAAACCCTGATATGAATAGAATCTTATATAACAGAGAGTATTTAAGATTTAAATGGGGGGATAGTATTCATCCTTCTCAACACGCCAGGAATGATATGCAAGCTCCTTTTGAGTACAAGCTACCATTTAAAGATCGTAGTATAGACTATATACCTATAAGTCCAAGAATACGTAAAATTTATTATGCAAATACTCCTAGCGAATTGATTTCTCAGTTTCCAAGTGAAGAAGAGTATGTTATATTTAATAGAAAGATAATAGAAAATGCAATTACTTAATGAACTGCCTAGAGAAGTACCTGTAAACGAGCTACAAGGTAGAAAATTTTTTAGAGACTTAATCAAGTGGTTTCCAGAAATAAGTTTATCAGACGATACTCCGCACGAAGATCAATATTGGGCTGCTTATACTATTGTTACTCCTAAGCTAGTTGATACAAATAACTTAAGTGATGAAAGTATTACTGTTAGTAGCTTTAGTGATAAAGACAAGCACTATATGGTATTATCTTTTAAAGATCAAGACTCAAATAATACAGATTTACCTATAAAATCTAGAACACTATTACAAAACATATTACAGCAATTAAGAGTGGAAAATGAATAATAAAAAAGAAAAAGAGCCAAAACAAATTACGGCAATTGATCCTGAAGATGTATCAAAAACAATTGACACAATAGTAAGCCTTATGGAAAGTATGGATGCTTCTAGAGAGTTAATTACCACAAAAATTAAACATCTTAGTGATACCTACGGCTTAAATAAGTCAGATGTTCGCACAGCTGCAACTATTTTAAAGAAGCAGAATGCAGACGAATTAGACGAAAAAACTAAGCGAGTTCAGGAGATTATTGATCTATGCCTATAGTTTTGTTTACTGGTGGTTTTGACCCTATTCACTCTGGACATATTAATGCAATGGAGCAAGCTAGTAATCTTGGTAAACTTATAGTAGCTCCTAACTCTGATGAATGGCTATCTAAAAAGAAAGGATCTTTTTTCCAGCCTTTAGAAGAGCGAGTAAACATTATTAGAAGTATTAAATATGTACATGATGTATTAACTAATTGGGATGATTCAAATGGAACAGCTTGCGGGGCAATTACTAAATTTCACGAGCTATATGAGCGCTCGGACGATCTTTTACTATTCGCAAATGGAGGCGATCGCACTCCTGACAATGTTAGTAATTTCGAAATAGAACATTGTATAGCTTTAGGTATCATGCCTATATTCAATGTTGGCGGAGCTAAGACACAAAGTAGTTCTACATTTCTTAATGATTGGATGAATAAAAAGTAATATGACTATTGCGTATTCTTATTATATATGATAATATTTAATATAACCCAAAGCTACTTAGTTAGTCTTTGGGTATATTTATTCTATAGGACGTGTGATGAACTCTAAAGAAAAAAATAGAACAGAAGTTCTTGCTTATAAATGGGTAAGCGCCTGTGAAGACGTAATTACTAGTTGGGCTGATTGCAAAGATTTTTCTCTTCATCACTGCGTATTAGATTGGTCTCCTAGACGACGAAGCAGTAGAGGTGGCTGGTATTCTAGCGGTCCTGGTATTAATATAGCTATGAACATTGCTACTAAGCCTAAAACTAATATTTATCGTATGTATGAATATCCTAGTTTTGATGAATCCCCTATTATTGGCGGATTTTATGCTGAAGATCCTGATCTTGTACTAGGTATGACTGTTTGCCATGAAATGGCACATGCGGTGCAGTTCTATAGAGTAGCAGCTTTAGGCCACCAACGAGGTAAGCCTCATGGACCTGACTTTAAAACTCCGTATGCTAATATTAGAGCTGCTATTTTTAATAAGCTACTTCCCAATCAAGTTACGGCTAAAAAGCAATATGAAGAGTTATTAAAAGATACAATCAAGCCTTATAAGATGGCTTCTACAAAAGAACTTAATCACTTGTTTGGAATTTAATTTATATGACAAATAGTTTTGGACTTATGGGTGTAAGCCTAGTTGTACTACATATTCTAGGTTATACTGATACTACAGGGCTAGTAATAGGTGGATCTATTATTTTGCTTGACTTATACTTAACTAGATTGTATTATAGAGATATACACAACATCAAAACACTTTTGATTTCGCTATTGCAATATCTAGAAGCTGATGATTACATTGAAGAATATGAAGAAGAGGAAGAGGATTCTCGTGGATTATAAATCATTAAAAACTATTGTTCTACATCACGATAAACTTTACTATGACGCAGGCAAGCCTGTTTTATCTGATGCAGAATATGATGGTTTGTATGACCAATTAGTAGAAATGGAAAAGCTGCAGGGATGGAAAGATCCTGACAGCCCTACTATACGTATTGCTTCTAGTGCAGGTAAAATTAAGCATCCTCACAAACTTTATTCACTTAAGAAAGTGTATGATAAGCTAGATATTGATAGCGAGTTTATTGTTGTAACTCCTAAGTTAGACGGAGTTAATCTATCTATTACTTATGCTAATAATAGTTTAGCTAATATGCTAACACGAGGTGATGGTGAATATGGCGAGAATGTCATTCACTTATCTAAAGTTATCAAAGGTATTCCGGCTAGTGTAACTGAGAATGTTACTTTTGTAGGCGAAGTTGTAACTGATAATGAAGATGTAGATAATTTCCGTAACTATGTTGCGGGAGCTCTCGGGCTTAAGAGTGCTAAAGATGCTCAAGATAGAAATCTACGATTCATTGTTCACGACGTGTATGGAGTTGAAAAAGACTATTTAGATAGAATTGCACTTGCTCGTTCTATGGGCTTTGCAACTGTAACAGATAGTGATTATACACAATATCCTCAAGATGGTATTGTGTATCGTGTTAACTCTTATCAAAAAGAAGTTAACATGGGTCACACTTCTAAGCATCCTAGATTTGCCGTAGCTTTAAAACAAAAAGAGCATTTTACCGCTGCAACTAATCTTAAAGATATTGCTTGGACTGCTGGTCGTAGTGGCGTTGTTACTCCTGTGGGTATTGTAGATCCTGTTGTGCTAGACGGTGCAACAGTATCTCGTGTTATTCTGCACAATTTAGATTTCGTTCTGGAGAACGATTTGCGGCCTGGGGACTCTATTCTCATTGAGCGTAGAATCACTCCTCAGTTTGTTAGAGTGTTGAAACATTCTAACTACGAACCGTTTAGTATTCAAGATGCCGAAAGAAGTGTAGGTTCTAAACTAAAGCGTATTGGCCCTAAGATTTATATGGATAAACAAGATGGCAAGCGTTTAGTAGAACACTTTGTCAAAACTATGGGCATTAAAGGATTGGGTCCGGCTTCTATTGAAAAACTAGATATTTCTCACCCTTCTGAACTTTACGATAAAGTTTATTGGGATGTGCTAGGTAGAAACGGGGAAAAGGTTAGAGACGAAGTCTCTAGACCAAAAGATTATCCTACAGTTTTAGCAGCACTAGGTATTCCTGGTGTTGGTAAGTCTACAGCTTTACTTATCACTAAACATCTTCCTAAATTCGATCAACTACATAAGATTGCTCAAACACCAATCAAAGGTATTGGACCTACTACTGTAGAAAATATTCTTAGCTGGCTTGAAGTTAATGAAGATTGGGTACAGAAACTGCCTTATGACTTAGAGACTGACACTGACACCTATAAGTCTGAGGATTTAGCAGATTATAAAAAAATCTGTATCACCGGCAAGTTAGATATGACTAAAGCTCAGCTTGCTGAACATCTTCAAAAATTTGGTTTCGAAGTGACAGACTCACTAACTAAAGATTGTTATGCCCTAATCACAGCTGGAGAAGAATCTATAAAAACAAAACAAGCGACAAAGCACGGTATTCCGATTTTTAACTATTGGAATAATCGTTCTTTGATCCTGAAGGGTATGTTCTAAATGACAGTAATAAATTTTCAAGAATATTTTGAAAAGCGTACAGCAGCAGTAGTAAAAGACAATGTTACTCAACGAATTCTAGAAGCATTTACAGATAGTTATATGTATAATCTAGTAGCTCACGATGTAAACATAAATAATGAGGATATTGCTTTTGATATTGCAACTATTCAGTTTTTAATGAGAGGTATGGCTCATCGCTCTCAAGGAGAATCTCACCCTAGCCAAATTCTTTTAGACAAGCTAAAGCATAGCGTTGTAGGATGAAAATGTATGTTAATAAAAATAACTTGTGGTACTCAAGAGGTTGCTAGCACAGTAGAAGCTTACTCAGAACAAGGCTTTGTACTAGAAAAGAAAACTAGTTTAGGGTTTGAAACTGATCTATGGTTTACTTGCCCTGATAGCTATAGCGGCTATCAAGCTATTTCAGACTATGGTGCACAAGGCTTTTTAGAATTTAGAGATGGTACGCTATCTCCTCTGTACGTAAGGCGATCTCACAACTTTGATGACTAACTTTTTATTTTTGAAAATTATACTTGCACACTGCTCAAACATGGGTTAATATATAAATATGTTTTAACGAGGGTACATAAATGACAGCCGCACAACAAAATTACACAGAAGAACAAACAGAACAACTACTTGAGCTATATCACAAACTAGGAACAGACAAAATTGAGGATATTGCAGATCAACTTGGCAAGCCGGTTAGATCTGTCCGCTCTAAGCTAGTTAGAGAGGGCGTATACGTCCCACCTCAAAAGCTTCCAGATCGCAAGAATGGGCCTTCCAAAAAAGAAATGCTTAACACTCTTCAAGAACTTGTAGGATTCGACACTACTGGATTTAACGGTTCAACCAAAGAAGCACTTACAACTCTAATTGTATACTTAAAAAATACTGATCCCTCTAGCTAAATAATATTTTGCGGTGAGGGGCCTGTTAAAGGTAATCAGGTAAACAAGAAAACCTTTTTAGGTGACTAAACTAACCTAGCACAAAACTAGTTTAGGAGATTTGGTCGCTCTCTGAGCCAAGTCCAACTTGTGCAGTTGGCATGACTAATAAAGGCGTAGCGATTTCTCACTACGCCTTTATTTTTCTCTTGCTGACATACTGTTTATATGCTATATTGTTTATAACAAATGAGGAATATAGCATGTATACCATCAAACAGCTTTCTAAAGAACGATTTGAGATTGCATCTTTCGACGACTATAAAGAGCCTACCGCTATTTACTATATTAATGCAAAACGTTGCTCATGCCCTGCTCGTAACCCTTGCAAGCATCAAAAGATTGTAAACGCTTTCAAGGAACTTGAACATGGGGCCTGGGGTTTTGAGTTTATTGGGACTGAGGTTCAGCCTTTCTCACTGAGGCTTATGGAGATTTAATTTGACTACCAAAGAATTAGACAGAGTATTGTTTGTAGCCTTCTTGTACGCATTAACTATACTGTTTATTGCTTTAAAACTCACTAGCTTTATAGCTTGGAACTGGTTGTTAATCTTAAGTCCTATTCTAGTTCCTGCAGCTATAGGTTTCGCAATTAACTTTGTTACAGGCTTTAAAAAAGCGTATAATAGTAAATAACAGAATTAGGTTCCGTAGCTCAGTTGGATAGAGCAACTGCCTTCTAAGCAGTGGGTCGAGGGTTCGAATCCTTCCGGGACCGCCAATATTGTCCTCGTAGGCCAATAGGTAGAGTCAGCAGACTTAAAATCTGCGTAGTGTCGGTTCGAGTCCGACCGGGGACACCAATAAATGGAGTAAGATATGAAAAAATGGCCTTCTAACTATTATGCTACAGAACAAGAGTGCAAGAATCCTTTTTACAAATCTGCTACTCCTAAAAAGGCACAAAAAGCAGGTATCTATGGCTGGAGATCTTTCAGTAAAGAAAGTTTAGTCAAACCTGAAAACAAATAATATATCCGGGTGTAGCTCAGTTTGGTAGAGCGCTTGCTTTGGGAGCAAGATGTCGTGGGTTCAAATCCTGCCACCCGGACCAATAACTAAAAACAAAATATAGCTTGACTATCGATGAGTTATATACTATTATATTAATATAGAATAGAGATTTTGTATGAGTAAGAAAAGTAGTATTGATTATTCTGAATTAAATGGGTTAATGACAGCACTATCCCGTGCTAATTTGGATTCTACTACTCCTTATGAAGTACTAGCATGGCTAAAAGCTAGAATAGAATATTTGACTAAGAAATAATGGAAGTGAGACTTGGTAGTCAGAGGAGTCTTATAAGCTCTTTGCGCCAGATTAGCGCCTTTGAGGTGGTTCGAATCCACCCACTTCTACCAATAATGCCCTAATAGCTCAGCTGGCCAGAGCAACCGCCTTGTAAGCGGTAGGTCCGCGGTTCGAATCCGTGTTGGGGCACCATAAACAATAAACTTTTAAGAGTAATTAATGGATTTTATTTTTGATATTGACAGCACTATAAGTAACGATAATCACCGTTCTCACTACTTAAATCAAGAGCGCAAAGATTGGGATAGTCACTATAAAGAGCTGGTTAATGATCCTACTATACCGCCCTCAGTAGCAGTTCTAGAAGCTCTGTACAATGATGGTCACAATATTATTTTGTGTACGGGTCGTCCAGAGCAATACAGAAACCTAACTGTACAATGGTTAGAGAAACATAATGTACCCGCACACGATTTATTCATGAGACAACCGCAAGACGGTTATGTAAAAAATGCGGAAGTCAAACGAATTATGATTGAAAGAATTAAAGAAAAAGGTTATAATCCAGTAGCCGTGTACGAAGATAACCCGTACTCCGTGGAAATGTGGCGATCCTTGGGTCTAGTAGTTTACCAAGTTATATAGCGCCTATTAAAGAGATTAGTAGTGAAATCAGTATTACAACCCATACTCGACAGTTATTTAAAAAGATTTGCTAAAGCTGTAATAGCACGCAACTCTAAAGAAGAACAAATTTGTTTAAGTATGCTATCAGTATTGAGTCCAGATCATTATGCAGCGGCTATAAGAGTAAAAAAGAGACACACAGGAAATAAATAATGTCTGATACTTTAGTTTTAAATGCCGATGGACTACCAGTTAGTGTAGTGCCTTTGAGCGCAGTGAGCTGGCGAGAAGCTATTCTATATATGTATCACGACAAATGTGATGTATTAGAATGGTATGATGATTGGGTTGTGCATTCAGCCAATTGGGAAACTCGTGTTCCTGCAGTTATTATGCTTAAAGATTATTTAAAGCGTAAAACGTCAGTTAGATTTTCTAGAAGTAATGTGTACTTACGAGATGAGTATAAGTGTTTATATTGTAATTCTCAACTAAGCAATAAAACTGCTACAATGGATCATGTGTTACCGCTATCTCTAGGTGGTAAAACAAATTGGACTAATATTGCTACTGCATGTGGTCCTTGTAATCATAAAAAAAGCAATAAAACAAAAATTAAACCAAGATATGCTCCTTATCAACCTAGCTATTTTGAATTAGTAGAAAAACGTAAGAAGTTACCTTTCTATGCTATAAAGCATGATAGTTGGAATAATTGGATATACTCAAATTAAAAATTAGCTTGCTAGTTTAATTGTTATTTGTTATTATAAATAGTATTGGTGAGGTGCCTGAGAGGCCGAAAGGAGCGGTTTGCTAAACCGTCGTACCAGTAAAATGGTACCCAGGGTTCGAATCCCTGTCTCACCGCCATTATTAGGATATAGTTTATGGCTCTTTTAGTAAAAGAACAAAAAGCATTGGCTCAACTAGAACAAGCTTTTAAGAATTATTATGCTATTATTGTAGGTGAAGATCCTGAAGATTTAGGTATTGAACCAACTAAAACGCCAGAAGAACGTATGTTATACTTAGCTTCCTGGTTAAATACAAGTTATTGAATAATGCGGAATTAGCTCAGTGGTAGAGCCCCTCGTTTACACCGAGATTGTCGGGAGTTCGAATCTCTCATTCCGCACCATAATACGCGGGTGTAGCTCAGTGGTAGAGCGTCTGCCTTCCAAGCAGAATGTCGAGGGTCCGATCCCCTTCACCCGCTCCAATTTACCGGTTTTCGGTTAAGTCCGGTCTACTACTGGCAAGCTGCTTGGCTCGATTAAGTTGCGGTATGAAAGTTAGCCCAAGGGTAAGATGTAGATAAAAACCGTATTAGTTTTATTCATCCTGTATCAGGATGATAAGATAGAGGACTTAGGCTGTTGTAAATCTATCTGATCGAGAATTAACTCGAAATTAGTAATAGTCTATCTTCACATTGGATGTCGGTGTGAAAAGAAATAAAATAGTTTCTGCGTAGCGGTGGCTATAGGGCATCCCGTATTTTAGGATCAGTTCAGCAACTAAAAAAGCTTGGATGTAGCAAAAAGATGATCCTGTATAAATCTGGTCCTAGAGCATGATGGCTATGCACGCGCCTCTAAAACGCTGAAATGCAGGTTCAATTCCTGTTAGGACCACCAACAAAAAGAGGGAGACTTACAAATGAAAGAGTTTCATTCGTAGATAAAAAAGCCACCTTAACCTTGATTACAGCTTAATTATAATTTATATTAACTTAATCAAGGAGAAAATAATGTCTATAGAACTAAAAATCAAATCAAAGCACCTTTCAGAAGAAGCTCGTATCATTCGTTTTGAAGAGCGCAAGCTACTCAAGCAGCATCAGTGGTCTCTCAGCAAATATAGAGAAGCTGGACACAACGACATATACCCACGCTGGCATGATAAAGCGTTTATTAGTTATAATTCGCTCAATCGCCATCGTCGTTGGGATGTTCGTAACGAGAATCGTGCTACCTTCCTTGCTCGTGCTTATCTCGCTGGCAAATCATATAAGTCTGTTGAGAATAAGTGCAATGATACATCTGTACTTCGTGCTCATATACTTCCTCGTGTTTGCGAGATGATAAACAAGTATGGACCTGCTGCTGATAAACTGAGCAAGAAGTGGAACAACGAGCGTAAGCGTTATGAGTACGACGCAGAACCTTGGAAGGCTCACTGCGAAAAAGTAAAGACTTGGATTGAAAGCTGATATATACTATTTGGATGGATACTGCAACCAAGCAAGTAAGGTAACTTACATGTTCATGCGGTTATGATAGTATCATCGAGGTCCACAGACCATCCAGTTATTAATTTGTGGATAGTACGTGATATGAGTCTAACCCACGTTACACTAGCGTGAAGTGATCCTTGGCTCCGGCTCTATGGATCGGTGTGACAGCTCGGAGAGACGAGCGCTTATGCGGGTATGGCGAAATTGGCAGACGCACTAGATTTAGGTTCTAGCGCCGCAAGGCGTGGGGGTTCAAGTCCCTCTACCCGCACCAACTATATTGAGGAATTATGTCACACAAAGAATGGCTTGAAGAGTTCTATAAAAACAGCGATCCGTGGGGTTACAAAGGTAATCCAGATGATGAATATAGAAAACAAGTGCTATTAAGCATTATAGAAGAATTTGGCCCTTTTGATAAAGCTCTAGATATAGGTTGTGGCGAAGGTTTTATAACTAAAGATATAGCAGCAAAAACTATACATGGTATTGAAATATCGGACTTAGCTGCATCTAGACTTCCCGCTAATGTACAAAGAGTGCTAAGTCCTGAAGGCAAATACGATTTAGTTATGACTACTGGCACTTTGTACAAAGAATACAACAGTAAGCAAATAATAGATTGGATTAATGAGTCAGCTAGCAAAATAGTTTTAGTAGCAGGAATCAAACAATGGTTCGTGCCTTTTAGCTTCGGTACGTTAGTGAAGACTGTTGAATTTAATTATCGAGATATTTTAGGACAACAGGTATTGGTATATGAAGTTAGCTCATAATATCGGAAATCATAAACATTCTAATTACCATACTAGAGAAGAAATTCTAGCTTGCACAGATGAAATAGGTTTTGATGGTATATACTTAAATGTATATGAAAATCAAGATGTGTTAGCCAACAAATCTGGTATTATGTTTATTATGGGTAATTATCTAGGTAAAGATAACTCATTTGATTTACAATATGTACCTGCTTTAGAACGTTACTGCACTCTAGAACAAGTTCAGGAGCTTTGCGAACTCTATAACTTTGAATTAGGTTGGCATACTTGGAGCCATCCCGACTTAACCCAAATATCTATTGCACAATTAGAGCAAGAACTAAAAGCTCCTTTTGATTGTAAATACTTTGCTTATCCATATGGCTCATTTAATGATACTGTTGTGCAAGCAGTAAAAGATGCAGGATACGAGCGTGCTTGGAGCGTTCATCAAGGAACTTGGGATGCTTCTACAAAAGACTGGCAGTATAAAATAAATAGGAGCTATATATCATGGATAAAATAGTAGAATACTTAGATAAAGGAGTTATATTAATTCCTAATGTTTTTACAAAAGAAGAATGCTTAAATATTAAAAAAGAAGCATATTCTATTGTAGACAAAGATATATCAGATTCTGGATATAATCATGCTCCTGCAGAGTACAAAAATAATAAAAGATCTTTAGTTTTCTTTCCAGCATTGTCTAATGAATATATAAATTCAATTAGAATTGATAGTAGATTGATTAAATTAGTTAAGCAATTTATAGGTAATGATGTAAAGCAAATTAATAATCAAATTTATTTTAGAGAATCGGGAGATGGAGATCAATTTGCTTGGCATAGAGATTCCATGTTTAGAGAATCTAATAATTTCAAAGATACAGTAGCAGAAGACTATTTTCAAACTATAATTGCTATAGATGACATAACAGAAGACAGCGGGGCAATAGAATTTATTGAAGGCTCTCATAAGTGGGATAATTTTTCTTCTCCCCCTAACTTAAGAGTATTTGAGAGAAACAATTTAACTGGCACTAAATATAAAGCTAAAGCTGGAGATGTACTAATTTGGTCTGTAAATATTGTTCATGGAAGCGAACAAAATACTTCTAATTCTAACAGAATGACTTATATGAATGGGTTTTGCAGAGCTAAGTCTGTAATAGGGTATCCTGATTATTTAGTAAATGGATCAATAGTACCCAAAATAAATATAGGTCAATTAGTATGATTACTGTAGTAGTAGCTTCTTATAAGTATGGACATTTAGCAGCCCACTGCATTGAGTCTATTTTAAGTCAGACTGTTCAACCAGCTCACATAATGTTTGTTGATGATGGTGTTGGCGATTGTACTCATTTGCCTAGCTTATACCCTGAAGTAGAGTATATTTTTAGAGATAAAAACTTAGGTACTGTAAGCAATTTTCAAGATATGCTTATGAGAGTGCGCTCTGAATATGTTATGTTTATAGGAGCTGATAACTGGTTTAGGTCGGATGCTATAGAAGTTTTAAGTCCTCCTGTTACAGATATTGTTACTTATGATATAATGGTTACTGGAGAACTTAAAGGTAAATTGCCTCCTAGTTTAGAAGCTCCTGAAGTGAGTTGTAATAACGGTGATTTATATTGGACTAGAACAGCAGCTCATCATGGGTCTATGTTGTATAGAACAAAACTAGGTCAAGAAATAGGTTATGAAGCTAGAACATTTAGCGGTAATCAACCTAATGAAGATTGGCATCTGTGGCAGCAAATGCGTAAAAGAGGTGCTACACTAGCTTATCATAATCAAGCATTATTATACTACAGAAGACACAGAGAGAATTTTTTAAAATATTCTACTCAGTAGTATTAGGAGATAATATTTGAACAAGCAAATTACTTTAGACCAATTAGTAGAATTGGCAAAAGTTGCTGACGGCGATGAATACTTCGACTTTGGAATGTTAGAAATAGACGAAGAGCATCTATATAAAGTAGTTGCAGGAGCTGTGTGTAAGAATTACATGAATACTCCTGCTGATTCTCGTGATATTATTTACTTATCAAGTATTATCAATTTACAAGTAAAAAACTTTGCACTAGCTTGTAATAACACAAGACTACTAAATACTATTAGTAGCTTAACAAATAAATTAAATAGCAAGTAAATACTTAGGTTAGGTGTCCGAGTGGTTTAAGGAACTGGTCTAGAAAACCAGCGTACGGAAACGTACCGTGGGTTCGAATCCCACCCTCACCGCCATAATTAAGGTAAGGAAAGTTCAAACACGCCAAGTGATCATAGGCATAGGTTTGAAGCAGCACCCGCGCAACGCTGTAAAAGGAGCATGGGCACCTAGTTTCATAAACTAGCAGATACCGCACCTGCCTTATTTAATGCGCAAAAGTTTATTGGGAAGTAGCTCAATTGGTAGAGTAGCGGACTTTGAATCCGTTGGTTGGTGGTTCGAATCCACCCTTCCCAGCCAAGTTAATGCCGGTATAGCTGAGTGGTTTAGCAGCTGATTAGTAATCAGCTGACGGGAGTTCGATTCTCTCTATCGGCACCAGAGGTTTAATGGAAAATCTAGCAGACTATGAATTATGGGATAAATATCCTAAATATCATAAATGGTTTAATAAACTATATATATCAGAGCTTTTAAACTATAAGTGCGGGCCTTCGGGTACCGCACCTACTGTTTCTGATTACTATGTTGTTAGACCTATTTATAATTTAGCTGGAATGGGGCTGGGAGCTTCAGTTAAATGGATTGATGCAGGAGATAAATCTGCTGTACCTCCCGGTTATTTTTGGTGTGAGTATTTTAAAGGCTTTCACTATTCTGCTACTTATAAATTTAGACATGGTGGAATTAATACTAGTAAACCTTACTGGGAGCCGTTACATTGTTGGATAGGATATAATAACTCTAACAATTTAACTAAGTTTACTAAATGGGAGCGTAGTAGTTCTTACATACCAGAAGTTCCAAGAGAGTTTAATGAACTCTCTGGGTTTATTATCAATATAGAATTTAAAGGCCAGAATCCTATTGAAGTACATCTTAGAGGTTCAGGCAATCCTGATGGAAGTTTAGATTCAAACTATAATGAGTATATACCTGTTTGGGCATCTGATGCTATTGATATAGATTCTTATATTGCTTTAGGATATGCCTATCTGCCAGACGAAGAAGATATGAGTGATGTATATCCTTATACTACTGAAAGGCGATTAGGATTTCTAGTAAAGTAATGAAGTATGGTAGAATAGATTTAACAAAAACAAACTACAAACTAGATGATAATGCTTCTGTATTAATTAATCCTAATATAGAAGCATTAAACATTATATATACAGATTATTGTAGGTATAAAAGATTTTCTTCTGTAGAACCTCTTTTTAACTATGAAATTCTCAACAGCGACGTTATTGGATATTTTGATAACTCAGATCTAGTAGCGTTTTCTATAATTTCTCATTTAGATGAGATAAGCGTTCGAGGAATACAATTTGCATGGAATTATAAAAATCCGAGTTTACAGTTAGGTTGGAAAGCTAATTTTCATGAATGTGCATGGTATAAAGCACTAGGTTATAAATACTATTATCTAGGTGGTCATCATCCATACAAAGAAAATATAAGCGGTTATGAAATATTAGGTCCAATATAGCTTAGACTCTGTTAGGAGAATAAGATGTTAGTTATTGGATATAAAGCAGGAGCAGATTTTAAAACTGCTCCTAAAGTTATAACAAAGCACACCTCAATTAGTTTATCAGAAGCTAGTAAGCTGTGTGATAAAATTAAAAATGGTGAAGCTGTAAGTTTACCAAACGATTTTGTCTTGAGAGACGACCTAAAAGATCTACAGTTTTTAATTAGTTAATAAAAAACGCCACCCAAAAGGTGGCGTTATTTTCATTTAGTGGTAGCTCTAAAAATACCATCCCAATTATCTGGTAGTGGTTGAGTTTCCATAAAATTACAACGCTCAATCCACATATCATAGTATCCATTCATTTGATTATTAAAATTACCTTTTAGTGACTCACATAAAATTATTGCTTTTTTAAATTGTTTTTGTCTGTATAGTTTTAGCATTTCAGTATGAATTTCTTTTAGCTTAGCCCACTCAGGCTTGGGATCTTGTAACACAGTATATATTTCTAGTCCAACGCTCTTACCTTTTACAGCAAGATCATCAAGTTTGAGATAAAAGAAGTCATCTTTAGTTTGCTCGTACGTGCTAGGACCAATTATCAGTAGTACTCCATAAGCTTTACATTGTCCTTCTAGTCGTGCAGTAGTTGAAACCGCATCACCAAGAACATCGTAAGAGTGTCTAGCAGTACTACCCATTTCTCCAATATAACCTAGTCCAGTATTAATACCTGCACCCATACCTACACGAGGACGACCGCTTGCAACTAGCTTTTCATTGAAAGTTTCTACCGCTTTTAACATGTTTAGACCTGTTTGAACAGCTGATTTAGCATGGTTAGGATCTTCAATAGGTGCATTGTGAATGTGCATAGAAGCGTCGCCTATATACTTAATTATCATACCTTTGGCATCTAAAACAGGCTGAGTGATAGCATCCATATATCCGTTCATTACTTCTGTTAGACCTTTTACATCATCCCCGAACGATTCACCAAGCGGTGTGAATCCGCGAAGATCGCTAAAGCAGATTGAAACTTCTCGTTTCATTCCGTGTTTAATAAGATCAGGATTGCGTTGTAATATCTCAACAACTTCAGGAGACGCATACCCTCCAAACTGCTTTTTAATACGAAGTTTAGCAAAATACTCTTGACCATACTTTAGCCCATACACATGTGCAAATATTAGTATGCTCATTATAGCTGGTAGTGCTGTGTTATATAGCTCTGCGTATAAATAGAACTGTTGAAACGGAAATACTATAGCATAGCCTACTGCGATAATTGAAGCAACCCAGCCATATTTAATATATGAAAAACTAATTATAGCAATACTTAGTGCTATCATTGTAAGAATTTTTATAGCATCGCTAAATACTGGAGACGATATGTTATAAGAATTAACTACTGATGTAAATGCTTTAGCAGTAACTTCATGACCAAAGGCAGCTCCTGTAGCTGTTGGTACAGGATTTGATATACCTTCAGCTGTAACTCCTATAAAAACTGTAGCTCCTTGTAAATCTGGAAACTCTTCAGTCATTTCGTATCGCTTAAAACTATAATTAGGATTTATCCATATTCTAGCGTTACCATCGGTGTTTATAGTGGGAAAGCCTTTTACTCGTACAGCTTCTACACCAAGATCATTAGATTTTACTTGGTAAGTATTAGTGTTCATATAAACTTTTAAAATCTCAAGAACAATAGACGGATATAGTGTTTCGTCTACTGCAGATATCATTGGAAGACGACGTACAACTCCATCAATCTCTGGTATAGTGTTTGCAATACCAATTCCGCTAGCCCTATCTTCATACTCGCTAATATTAGCAGCAATGCCGCTATAGCTAGGAACATAAGGAAGAGCACGTGGACCAACTTCCACAATACCAGTAGTATAGGCTGCTCGCCCGTCAGTTTGTGTCGAAGGGAAGTGTGAGATAACAACACCATTTCCCAGCATAGCTTTAAAAGACTCATCATTGCCTGTTCTATCCTCTTCTGGGAATGACATATTAAATACTATCACACCAGCATTTGCATCTCTAAGTTTACTAATTAGTTCTCCATAAACATTACGTTCAAAAGGATATTGACCGTATTGTTCTAGAGATGCTTCACCTATATCTATTAGCACTGCATCGCTTGACTCAATAACTTCTGACACTATAAGCTGGTCATAAAACTTTAGTTCTATGTTTTGCAATAGTGTAGTGTTAGACATTATAGCCCATATTAACAGTAACGAAGTTACGCAGGCTTGTAGCGGAGATAATAAAAATTTCATTGTTGATTAATCCTTAGTAAGTTATCTGATCCTGGATCTAGTGTATTTATATATACTTCTGCATCCGTTTGAAATAATGACATATTTATACCCGATTCTTGAGTAAAAAATACATCAACATAGCTATTAGCAGAATATCTTGCTACTCTAGCCCTAGAATCGTCTATAAAAGTGTATACGCCTGTCTCATTATTAAAACCTGCTATTCTTCCGTCAATATCTGAATTAAAAACATTAGCTAACATATTACCTAGTAGATTTGTTATTAATTCGTTTATAGTTAAAGTATCAAATGCTAAATCTGTAGAAGCTAATAGATCCTCACCTAATTCGTCATAGTCTAAAAAATTTATAGCTAACGGATTATTTTTATTTTCTTCTACTAACTCTTTAACTACTCTTTTAGGCGGTGCAATAATTAATAAGTTATTTATCATGCTTTCATCTATAGCTAGTATCACAGGCTGTTTAGGTTTAGCATCTCTTCCAGATACTGAAGTAGCTTGAAATGCTTTATTAAGTATTACTTGACCAGCATCTGTGCCTACAATAATTTCTCCTACGCTACCATCAAAGTTAGGTAGCAGTATAACTAAAGAACTACCTAGTTCGTCTACAGTCATAGAAAATGCAGTTCCTCTAACAGCTATAGTAGCTGACGGAGTTTGTATATCTACAGTATCAGGGTTGTTATGAGCTATACTACCAGAAGCATATTTAACAGTACCCATAGCTACTTTTAACCCTAAAGATCCAGAAGAGCTATTAGGATCATAAACAAAATCGTCTATTAATAGCTCACTATGTTCTCCCACCCTTACTTGAGTGTCATCTTCAAAAGTTATTCCCACAACTCCTTTAGCTGTAACAACAAAATCATTGGTTTCTACCGGTAAATCTAAAGTAGTTTCTAAAATATCTGCTTCTCTCTCTAATACGCCAGAACCTTTATACTCAGTAACAGATCCTATATTAGCAAAAGCAGAGTTAGTCAGACTGAGTAATAGTAATAGTTTGATTACTGCCATTCGTATCAAGGTTAATCACCGAGGCTGCTAGAGTAGTTTCTTGCGTAATATCAACTATGTTAGAATCTCCAACTAAGTTATGTATAATAATATGCCCACCTACTGCAGAGCCGTATCCTATTTGAGTTATAGTAACTTCGTTTTCGTCTCCAGAGTAAGTTAAGTCTTGTTTAGCTCCATCAGATTCTACACCTATAGTAAATATATTGTAGTCTCCTATAATATCATAATCTATATCTGCGTAGGATGAAGAAACAGAAGAGCCTGAAGTCCAGCTTAGCTCATTTCCACTACCGGTATAAGAGATCAAATAATCGCTATTGTCACCGTTAGCTATTATAAAATCCATTAAATTAGAGTCACCAGTATTAGTTAAGTTAAAAGATAGAGTGGTAGCCTCTATAGTGCCTGTTAGCTTATTGCTAGAACCATCTTGTAAAACAGTTATTGTCTGATTAGAACCGTCTATCACTAAATATGGAGATGGAGCAGATGAATCTCCAACTTTGTTACCATCTCCGTTTCTTTGAATAACATCAAATATTAGGTTATCACCACTTACTTGATCAATGTATACGCTTTGATCTGCGTACACACTTGAAGCTATTATTATTAAGGGTATAGCCCATAATAAGCTTTTCATTTTGTTTCTCCCTACCACAATTTATTGCTTAAACCTTCTAATACTAGTTCGTGAACAGCTTTGTTAACAGCTGAGCGTACTGCGTAGTTAGAAGCTTCGTTAGTAGTAGTACCTGATTCTATCTCTATTACCTTTCTATCTAAGTCAAAAAATTTAGTGGTTGTTAAGTTGTCTGTAGTACTTAATATTTCTTTCTCTACCAGAATAGATGCTAGTACTTCTGAAGTAGCTACTGATATAGCTCTTATAGCTACAGTAACCGTGTGCTTAGTATATTTTTCAGAAACACCTATTCCAAAAACTCTTACACCATCGCCGCCTGATAAAGTATTTGCATCATAACCAACTATACCACCTTCTACTAACATACCTGCGTATAACATAGAAGGAAGCTCAGACTCAGGATTAACTTCATCCATAGCTGATCTTATTATCTGTCTTTCTTTAATAATATTCTCTATATTTTTTCGTTCTAGAACTCTAAACCATGTTCCATTACTATAGTCTTTTAGACCATCTATTAAATAGTTTTCAGCCCCCTGAGTAACTGCAGAAGATAGCCCAGTTCCTTGTCTCTGCCCTGTCATATCTGTATAAGAGTATACTCCTACTATTATAGGACCTTTTTTAGGAGCTGGACTACTATATTGAATATCTTCAACTATTTTTGGCTCTAACAGCGGTTGTACTGTAGCAGTAGAACAAGATGCTAGTAGAAGTAATGGTAGTAAGTATAGCCTCATAAGCCTAAACTCCCTATAGGTATAGTTATACTTGTAGTACTACCGTCTGGACCTATTATAGTTAGACTAACATCAATTCCATCGTTTACATATTCTACAGTATTACCAGCCAGTTCAAAAGATCCATAAGAAGTAGCATCTTCACTAAATAGTGTTTCTACTAGTTTTTTAGATAATTGAGCATAAACTCTAGATTCAAAGTTGTTTATAAATCTATTTAAGTTAGAGTTTTCTTCGTCTCTTAGAGCTTCGTCTATTTCTGCCTGTATTCTATCTTTTTCTTTTTGTTCGGCGTTCTGTGTCATCTGCTCTAGCGTTAACACATGAGAAGAATATCCGACTCCAGAAAAAGAAGGATTATTAAAGTTATAAGCTTCTTGAGCTATTGCTTTGAATGGGGCTAGTGCTAGTATCGCTATCAGCAGTATTCTCATTGTTTGCTCCTCTATTTTTTCTTTCTTGTTCTTGTAGAATCATGTTTAGTTTTGTATTTAATCTTATAATATCATTATCTAGCATTCGTATTCTGTCTATAAGAGCTATTAGTGTCATATGAGATTCATTTACAACCGGATCAACTTCTTGGGTAACCCAAGTCCATATATAGTATATAAAGTATCCTAGCCCAAAAGCTGCTATAATCGGAAATCCGTATTGATTAATTGCTGAAGCAATGTTTGTTAGATCCATATTTATTCCTTAATAATTAAAAGCTAAAAGAGTATCCTAGCGCAAAAGCACTAGTGTCATTATCCATGTCTCTAACCATGCCAACTTCTATATCTTTTACGGTTAGTGAAACATCAAGTTCTGAAGCTGTGTTGTAAGAAGTATAAATACCAAAATTATCAGTATTATATCCAGCACCTAGAGTTAATATGTTATATGATTGTTTAATTTCATCATAAGATAATGCAGATTGAATAGCACCGCTTTCAGCCCAACTGCTTACAGTTGTAGATCCTATAGTAAGCCCTAAAATAGGAGAAAACCCTTTTTTATCGCTTTTATAATCTACTAGTAACTCATAACCATCTTCAGAGGTGCTTCCTGCATTAGTAAAATCACCTATAGTTCTAGAGTATTCGTGATTAGCCATAACTTTAGCAACTCCTAAACTAAAACCGTTGCTGTTTACAGATAGACCAATCTTTTTGTCGCCGTCCTTTTTAACAAATCCAAAAGCTAAGTTCAGTCCGCTATCGAAATCTTTTCCTAAGCCTACGTACATAGCTTCATTATATACACCAGTAATACCTGCCTTAAAACGTAGTTTTTGATTATCTAGGGATAGTATTTTAACTTGATCTACTCTACCAGTAAAAGCACCTGGATTAGTTACTACAGTGCTAATTACGCTAGTTGTAGTTACTCTAGAAGTTTCGACTCCATCAGTATAAGTAACTGTTACCATAGGAGTAGTTGTAGTTGTGGTAAGTGCTCTAGAGATAGTTTGAACGTCGTCAGCTACGCTAGAAGTATGACTTGTTATACTAGCTGTTAGTACTGGTAGAGCTGAGTTTACAATAGTCGCAGTAGTAATAACTGGAGTACTACCGCCACCTGCAGCTGCATCTGTAGCAGAACCAATATCAGTAACTCCTGCTCCTCCAGTAACATCAACACCACCACCAGCTCCGCCAGAAATTGCACTAGTTAGAGCGGCAAAAGAACTAGGGCCAAATATATAAGCATAATTAGCTTCAAGAATATCTCCAACAGATACTCCAGACCAATACCAGCTTAGTCCTATAGTGTCGTCACCATTACCATATGTAGCACCGCTGCCATATATATCTGCATTAGTATAAGAGTCTGCTTGAGAACTCCAATTATTTATACCCGCAGAAACATAAGAATCGGTAGAGTATAAACCAAGAGCATATCTTGATACTGTAGCTTCAGAAAAAGCAACATTATCAATAGGAATAGTACCATAACCTAATACGTTATCGGTAGCAGAACTATCTCCGGGCATACCTTGAGAATCTGGATCTATAAATTTAGAATACCACACGTCTGTAGCTGCACTGCCAGCCGTAATTCTAGTAGTTACATCAACGTAGGGTTTATCGTCGCCAAGTGTAAATATATTTTCAATAATCCATCCAGCTACTGAGCCAGTCCAAGTTAAACTATCTGTACCATCTACTAAAGTATCGGTTGCAGCTATAGTACTTCCTCCACCATTATTATTGGTATAGTTTGTACCATCAATTTTTAGTGACTGACCGTCAAAAGGAGCACCTGGAGTTAGGTAGTCATAACCAGCATTAAATGTTCCAGTACCTGTTGGGTCAAATAACAATCCAGGAGAAGTATTTCCTCCAGACCCAAAGGTTCCCGAGTCTTTATTTATTCCTGCTTTTACCCATTGATTTTCTAGTAGACCCATTCCAGAACCTTGCAAACTAGAACTATCTGCAAGAGCCGCAGTAGTAATCATTAAAACTGCTAAACTGTTTAGTATTATTTTATTCACTTAATTTCTCCAGTGTATCTGGGTACCTAGTACTATTCCTAAATTACCGTCCTTTCTTGGTGCGGGCACCACAAATACATTAATATTATCATTTACATTATAAACGCCTCTTACAAAAGGCACTACAGAACTCGTAGAGTATCCTGTAGCTAGTCCAAATTCAATATCTATCTTACCTATATCCCGTATAAATCCAGCATATAAACTAGCATTAGACTCACTATTATAAAATGCTCCTGCTATAAAAGAATTATTTTGTAACTGCAACGTAGGATGAAAATCATTAACATTATTTCCAAACCCTAAATGAGCAGTTAGTGCTAGTCCTATAAGAAAATCCATAGACTACTCCTTATTAGTTTTAATCTTTTCTGGCATCTTTCTGGCCATCAGCTCTTGCAATTCTATCTAAGTCTGGTCTAACATTAAAAGCGTTACATATAAGTACGTCAATTCTCACTAGTTCATTATTCATAGTCTTTACTCTATTATCTAAAGCTATTACAAATGATCGCTGAGTTTTAATACTGCCAAGCACGCCATCAAGAATAAATCTAAGTGTTAAGAATACGAAAAACCCACCAGCTAATGAAGAAGCTATAGGAAATCCTACTTCTGTTACTAAATTTAGAAAATCCATGTATAAATCCTTTTTAAACTTGACATTTGCTTATATTTTTGTTAAGGTATATAACGTCTGATACCTATAGCACGACTGGCTCTATATAAGTCTATACTAACTTTATTCTCTTGGTTTCCTCCGAGTATAGAGTAAAATTCTGTTACTCCTATTTTAGTAGAACCAACGTAAAAACCTACATGCCCCTGCCAGCTCATATTCCCTCTTGGAAATATAACTATATCGCCTTTTTGTATTTCTTCTTTAGGAACTTTAGTTCCCCACTCTAAGAAACTTTTAGCTAATAGATTATGGTCGCTAGTAGGTATGTTATTTTCTTTTAGTACTGAATTAACAAAAGCAGCACACCACTCAGTAGTTACCGGATCTACTGTTAGTAGTTCCGACAAATAGCGTCTATCATATCTTTCGCTTTTACCTATGTAACTCCAAGCAGAGTATATAAGACTTTCAGTTACTGGCGTAGCTTCTTTTTTTGTGATTTCAAACTTATTGCAACCTAATAGCAGCAATAAACTTAATAATAACATAGTATGTTTCATATAAGTCTATTATACCGCAGGTTGATAAAAATGGCAAGTAGCAAAAATAATTTTATTTTAAGAATGGTAGTTACAGTGTATTTTGTGCTTAAAAAATATTTAAAGAAAATTCATAGAGCTATAGGATATAGAATATACCTAAGCGTACAAGAGCCTATTAGTACAAAATTAGCTCCCAAACCTAATCTAGATAATCCGATTTCTGAAATTGTAAAAAGACTGCTAGGCTTGCACTACTTTATGTAAATTTTTAGTTGCTGCCGCGTGTTTTATAGAGTATATTTAATTATAAACAAACAACACACCAAATAAAAAGGAATTATACTATGGCTAAAAAAGGCGGTAAGTCTAAGGGTAAAGTGTCGATGGGCTTGCGTAGCTCGTCGGTTAAAACTGCTACTAAAAACCCGGCAGATAAGCTGATGAATCAGCTTAAAGCTTTCCGTGCTGGAAAGCGTACTATGGTTGCTATTGCAAACCCTAACAAGAGTGAAACTAATAAGCCGTTTATTCGGGTTAACGGTAAAGACTGGTTTAAACCCGAAACAAACATTAAAGAGGCCAACTAATGAAAGTTTTTCTAGAAAAATTTAAAACTGTTAATGACAGCTTTGAGATAACTCTTTGTGAAAATGGGTATATTGTAAATATTAGTGGAAGAACTGACACAGACGATTGGGTCAACAAAAAGATTGTATGTACAACTTTAGAAGACCTTTTCGATTTGATTACTGATATTGACCTTATGGATACGCAATGACCACTACCTTATCATTTTATAAAACTCACGAATCAGCAATGACCCCTACTTTATCATTTTATAAAACACACGAATCAGCATACCTTCCAGAGTTTGCAACTACTGGCTCAGCTTGCTTTGATTTTAAAGCCAGTTTAATTGAAGGTTCAGAAGTAACGTCATACAGCTGGCTTAACTCTAAAGAAACTAATACAATCACAGAAGATAAAAAGTTAGTGCTCAAGCCTGGACATAGATACTTAGTTCCTACAAATCTCATTATAGATATTCCTGAAGGGTATTCTGTTAGGATTCATCCTCGTAGTGGACTTGCTCTTAAGCAAGGCATTACGCTTATCAACTGTGAGGGTGTTATTGATAGTGATTATGTTGATCCAACATTTATCACTCTATACAATACATCTGATTCTGCAGTAACAATTTTAGATGGTGATCGAGTAGCTCAGGGTGAAGCTATTAAAAGCGAATTTTATTCGCTTGCAGAAACAAAAAATAAACCTGTTCAAAAAACCAACAGAATTGGCGGGTTTGGAAGTACTGGAGTACATTAATGAGTAATATGTTTGTAAATCCTATTCAACCGGTTATAACTACTGGCGGTTGTATTTCTGTATATAAAGATGCGTGGCCTGAATGGGAAACTACAATAAAAATTCTAGAAGAAGCATCCGAAAACTATCAGGAATCCGAATTTGTTTGGTACAGAGCAATGACGCACGGTTCAGGCGTTAATCAAACTCATAGAACTAACAGAACTGCGGATTTAACTTTTGCGGCTAACTACGGAAAAAATTTAGATATTAAAGCTATACATAACGGAATATCTTTAACTTTACAAAGTGCTATAGAAGACTTTAAGTCTAAATTTATGGATGATAACGCAGTTTTACAAGCTGAATCATTACAAGTATTAAAATACAGTACTGGCCAGGAATATAAAGCACATGCTGATAGCGGGCCTGTAGTTATTAGAGATATCTCTGCTATTTTATATTTAAATGATGACTATGAAGGCGGAGAGTTAGAATTTCCATACTTTGATGTAAAAATAAAACCATCAGCAGGTATGTATATTCTATTTCCTTCTAGTTTCCCATATGCGCATATAGCCCACCCAGTTATTTCTGGAACTAAATATGCTGTTGTTACATGGTTAAGGCAGATACAATGATAATCGGATTTACAGCTTCTACTTTTGATTTATTACATGCGGGTCATGTAGCTATGCTACGTGAAGCTAAAACTCAATGTGACTATTTAATTTGTGGTTTACAAGTAGATCCTAGTATTGACAGACCAGAAAAAAATTCTCCTGTGCAGACTCTCGTAGAGAGGCACACTCAACTATCTGCCGTAAAGTATGTAGACGAAATAATTCCTTATGCTACTGAAGCTGATTTGGAAGATATACTACAACTATATCCTATAGAAGTAAAAATTATGGGTAGAGAGTATAGAGATAAAGACTTTACTGGTAAAGATATTTGTAAGCGTAAAGGCATAAGACTTTACTTTAACAACCGAGAACACAGATTTAGTAGTAGCGATTTACGAAAAAGAGTGAGTATTAGTGAGTCTAGTATTAAAACTTAAAAAAAGCGGCTTGACAGCCGCTTTTATTTTTGATAGGATTAGCCATGAAGTTAAAAAAATTTAATGTACACTTGTACGATAACAAAACATTCTCATATCTAGAAACAGTGGTTATAGAAGCCGATGGGTTACTATCAGGACTTGTTATAGCTAAAGATTTAGCCAAAAGTAAAAGTAATGTGTACGTAGGAAAAGTAGAGGCAACATGACAAAATCAGCAGAGTTAATTAATATAGAATCACTAACCAAAGAAGAACTAATTAGTACCGTACTAGATTTGTACGATACGCTAGAGTTTGAGCGGGCTCAATACAGATACTATATTAAGTATTTAGTAACTAAATTCTATAAAAATACTAATGTTGATACGCAACCTAGGGTATTGCACTAATGGCTTATATCACAGAGTCTTTAGTAGCATTTTTCTATATTTTGTTTATGGTAGCTTTAGTAATCTTAGCAGCTGTTGCATCTGTTATGTTTATTAGCTGGGAGTTTTTTATTCCTACTACGTACATGCTGTTGTCGTTAGCAAGGTTGAGTATTGTAGCAACTGTAATATTGTTAGCTTTGTACATCAATAGTAACGACTTTAAATTAGCTGTGTATGAACGTCAAAGTCGGTAACTAGTAATAAACTAGTTGCTCTGTGCTGCAATCTTCTATATATTAATAGAATATAGGAGATAAACATGCCGGCACATAAAATCATCAAGAATCTTACTAAGAAGGGCACTCGTGTTCTGGGAGTTGGCTGCTATAGTGCAGTTCTCTCTTCAGGCTCCGACAAAGTTATTAAGGTAGGCGCTGACATGGGAGATCCGTGGTTAGACTACTATCATATGGTTGTTAAGCCTTTACAAGCTAACACCCATATTCCGCGTGTTCATTCATTCCATGCTGAAGATTCTTACTATATTGCTACTATGGAGCGTCTTACAGAAGTTTATAAGCATCCTAGCGCTTGCAAGATTGCTGATCTAGTAAGAGACTACATTGATACTATTATAACGGAAGACGATATTAAGGACGAGCTAGAAGCTTTTCCCGATATGGTTCCTAATGTTAATGAGTTTATGCAGGCTGTAAATATTATTAAAACTAACACAGTATTTAACTCTAAAAAGTTAGATTCGCAAGGCAATACTTTAGATGAAATTTGGTATGAAGGCTATGAGGACCGGTGTTTAGATATACATACAGGTAATCTTATGCTTAGGGATGGAGTGATTGTAATCACTGATCCTTGGTGTAATATTGATATGCAAGATATTCCTGATTTATCTTGTTGGGCAGAAGAAAATTTAGAGGACCAATCATGGAACCAATAGAGATCCACGAATATAAGTTAAAATGGCTTCCAGGATTTACTGTCAGGCTTCATAGTGATGTGGTAGATCAAGGAAAAGCTTGGTGTAGAAAATGCCTACAAAGGCATCAGTGGAGCGTATCAATTTGGACTGCTGTGTACGAACATACATTTCATTTTGAAAATGTGCTAGACGCTCAAAATTTTGAAATAGCGATGGGGCGTTTTGCAAATCAATGATTAACTATTATAAACTAATTCCAGGAAGTACATTTTTTGAAATACAAAGAGTTAAAAATGTTAACCGGCAGAAAACAGAATACACAGATCACGAAGGCAACTGGTGGTTTAGATATTCTGGCAGTGAATATTGTGACGCTGTAGTAAAACTAGAAGTGCTTGGAGTGCTTCAAAAATCTATTATAGGTTTATGGGATGAATCTAAGCTAGAAGATGCTAAGCCTAGTTTTTACGTTAAGAATACTCATACCAATGATAACCTTATTCTAACCTACAAGCAGCTAGATAGTAATAATTATTTTGCCGACGAAGAAACAGCTGCTCAATATTTAAAATCACTAGAATCTGGCAAATGAGTGAGTGGAAAACTCAAGTAGACGAATACCTACTGTTAGCATATCATATAGCACACACCAGCTTATCTCAAAAGTATAAAAAGTCTATATTAGATCGCTGCCTACGTGGCGCGAGTGATATTATTTCTTGTGAAAGCGTAAGTGTAAACAATAATACTATGAGTATGTTGCAGTGGTGTAAGCGCTGGAGCGAAGAAGCGTATAGTTTGTATGAGCTAGTGAGTGAAGAACTTACAGAGCAAAGAAACGGCAAAGCCGCTACTCACCGTCAAATTTGTAATGCTAAAGACGAAAATAACAAGCGTTATTGGACTGTAGAACATCAATATCCGCTAGTAATAGCTAAAGACGGATTGATGTACCATTCTTGGTCGCTAAACGACTTGAAGCATTGGATGTACGATAAAGGCTATGCTACTATCGTTACCCAAAGAGAAGAGGCTAGACTGCTAAGATATACTAAGGATATTTTAGTTGCTAGTAACAGATATAACGAAGCAGGAATACGAGTTATAATACATCCTGAGTTCGTTAAAGGAGATAATATTTGAGTTTTGACTTTGATTTTAAGAAGGAGCATTTAG